TTAGTAGAGAACTTATGAAACATTTTTATAAACCAGTATCCCCAATCTACAGGAAATCCAAAGAACTTATTAAAATATTCTGGAAACTTTGTATGGTAGGATGTATTGTGTGGGATACTGCGCTTATCTACTTTACAATACCAACGAGCAGCAAAGCCTAGCGGACCTTCTGTGGCAATGTGAATGGCATGGGGATCAAATGATTCAATCATTGGTCCCACTCGCCAGATATTCCATGCTAGTCTAATTTCTTTATAGCCAGGTGTTGGAATGGTCTTAAACTGACTTGGTTCAATAACCTGAACCTCGTGTCCAAGTTTTCTTAGTTCTGCAACAGTATTGACAAGGGTAGTTACAACGCCATTTACGCTTGGACTATATGTATCGGTGACTAGGGTGATCCGCATGAGAGTATTTAATTATAATCCACTTACCTTCATAGGTTTCAACAAGTGCGGTGCAACTCTCTACCCAATCGCCACAGTTCATATACTTTACATCACCTATATCACGAATGTTTGCATGATGAATATGTCCGCATATAATACCATCGGCACCTTTGACTTTAGCAAACTTGGCTAGGTTTTCTTCAAAGTCGCCAATAAAATTTACTGCTTGCTTAACTTTATACTTTGCCCATGCGCTTAGACTCCAGTGTGGGAGTCTGAACCAATTTTGTAATTTATTAACAACCACATTAATGTTAATGAGAATATCATATGCCCAACTTCCTATATGTGCCAACCACTTCATATTCTTCATGACCACATCAAACTGATCGCCATGCATGATTAGATATTTCTTGCCATCTAATCCGCTATGCGTGATTGTATCAGTGAGAATGATATTACCAAAATGATGGTCGCCAAAACTGCGTAGAAACTCATCGTGATTGCCTGGTAGATATGTAACAAGCGTTCCTTTACGAGCCATACGCATAATTTTTTGGATAACGTCGTTATGTTCTTGCGGCCAGTAGAATGATTTGCTCATTGCCCAACCATCAATAATATCGCCTACAAGATAAAGATGTTCGCATTCAAATGTCTTGATAAATTCAAGCAGAGCCACAGGTTGGCTCATTTTTGTGCCAAGATGCACATCGCTTATGAATACGCTGCGGTAATAATTCATGCAATTCTATTTAGATATATCTAATATAACCTAAAGATCGAGTATTCAATTTTCTATCCCATATATCTATTTCTTCGGGAAGCCACGTCTTATCAATTTCTGTTTTAAATAATTCATGATCGAAATTAAAAATTTCAGCAAGTTTTTTAAAATTTTTATTAATATATAATTCTTCATAACTTAAATTAAAAATTGCTCTGTCATCAAACAAAAATTCTTGTTTTTGTGATAGATTTAAATTTATTATTTCAATCAAAGTAGCAAATCTATTTTCATTATTGATTTCTAAATTATTGTTTATAAGTCTAACGTCAATTGCAAATGATATTTTTTTAGCAGGATTTTTTAAAAGTTTGTGATATTTGACTTGATTTAAAAAACTCAGATTAACTTTCTGACATTCATTTTTAATTGTACTTTCAATAACAAGATTAGTTATAAATTTTTGATCATATGTTAAATTTATTATTTTAAAATAATTTTCAATCAAAAAATTATCTGGAATCATATACGAGTTATGTGCTGGGTAGATAATATCTACAAGAGGTTTAGATTTCTCAAAAGTTTCTAATGAAAACTTGTAAGTACTCAAGTATTTAAAACTTACTTTATTTGATTTTGAAATTTTTACTTTGTCATCCATAAACCGTACAGATTGATAATTTAAAAAATTGCAAAGAAAATCTCCTTTACATCCAGGTTTATAATTTAAAATGTATCTTGTTTGCATGTTTTTACTTAATTACAAAAAGGTGCGGGTAGGATTTATACCTACAATTAGATTGGTATTATAAGAGCCGCAGGGCTTATCTTCCCTCGCTCGCTAGTTACATCGTATTTCCATTTCGCCCTATCACAGGGATGCGTGTCCTATCCACGCTGCCGCACTTATTCTTATAATAACATATATTTTAATTTAATGGTATTACTTTATCAGTGCCAATAATCTTGGCAGTAAATTTGCAAGCACGTGGATTAATAATATTCACTTCTTTTTCTTCGGGATTACCACGAACATCCACGCTTAAATTATCAATATTGTTTGGTGGTGTTTCAGCAGTAAGTAAAACATACATATCTTTACCTTCACTGTAGTATCTACCAGTGCCTTCAATATAGTCATCTATAACATCACGATCAACAGTCCAGTGCGCACCTAAATCTGTGCGATTTAAATCTTCAAATTTTTCTAGGAATACAACACGATATAACACGCCACCTTGTTGTATTATAGCATCAACTTCATTGCTATAATCGTGAATTTCAACTGCGCCACGACGACTATCGCCATAGTAATCTATCCAAAACTTTAGTGCTTCTGTATAATATTTTGGATCAATTAGTCTATTGTTTTTTTCTTTTGCTGGTGAAGGTAGCGTCTTAAAATATTCCCATGTATTAGCATCACGAACAACGGCAAACTCTTCTGGCTTGGCACCTTTATTTTTTATGGCATAATCAATGCGAAATTTTGAATACCAATCCTTTGCTTCATCATATGAATCAAAAAACTTTGCATTATCGTGCATATCGTTTGGCTTACCATTACGAAATAATTCATAATAGCCTGGTCCAGTTTTTTGTGGCGTGGTTTCTATTTCACTTAAACGCATACTATATTTAATGTTTTGTGTAACTGTATCCAGAACAAGGCGGCGTTAAACATTGTATGCTCATGCTTCCACTATCAGGCGTTAATGGATTATCTTGCAATACGGTTGCACCAATTCCGCTTCCACTTAGATTAAGAGTAAAATTCTTATTAGCATCGCCAGTTTGGGTAATGGTGGCAATGTTATTATTATTTGATGTGGAAGCATCTAAGTTAATAGCAGCAGTATGATTTCCACTACCATTTTGTAAGATAGTAAGTGTATTATTGTTATTGTTAGCAGCACTTGTATTAGTATTCAGTGTTGCATTCAATCCCATGCCAGTTGGTGGCGTTCCTATAAATGCCTGATGATCACCGCTACCCTCTTGCACGATGGTTAGATTATTGTTATCACCTTGATTAAGAATGGTTGCCTGTGGTGTGCCACCTGTAACTTGTTCTACAAATATATTATTACCATTACCAACTTGGTCAATATATACAGATGATCCACGTGGTAGCGTTGGCATGGATAAGCCAGGTCCGCTACTAGTAGCACTTAAACTTTGTGCAGCAACGGGTGTAATCCATAGTAAGAATAACAAACGTTTCATATTAATTTCCTTGAGTGATGGTTATTACGCTGCCACCAGGATGTTGAACATGCTGTGTCATATTTACCCCATCCTGATTTAGGTTAAGAGTAGTTGGACTATCCTTATCTACAGTCAATTGAGTATAACTGTTACCGCCTTGACGATATAGTGTGAGTGAAGAATCTATCTTGACATACTTCAATCCTGCCTGTTTGTTTGGGGCATATTGTGGCAGCATTTGGTTTTCACCACCTAACATACTTGCTAGTAACGAAGCATTGGCAAGGTCTAACATATTAGCCAAGAACACAACATCAAGATTATTAACACTTAATTTGTCAAATGCTGTTAGATAATTTATATCCAATTCATCAAACTTTAAGAAATCTTTATCAAGAAAATTAACATCAAGTGCAGTTTTTGTTGTAGTTTGTTCTTCTGCTGCTTTCTTAGGCGGTTGTAGGATAAGCATATTATTGATTTGTTCTGTGCTTAAGTTAAGAATAACAGGCTTGGTTGGATTTTGTTCTTTGGCACTTGTAGAAGTTGCCTGAAATGGTTTGTCAAGATGCACTGTTCCCATGTCGGTAGTCACATCAATCTTGCCAGTAATGCAGTCTTTATCAATATTCTTATAACCTACTGGACAACTTGGCAACAGCACAATAAGACTGCGACCTAATTCATCAACGGTCATACTAAAATCTGTTCCACGCACACCAATTGTAGCAGTAGGAGTTTCAATCTTCACACTTTGTGGATTATCTTTGGCAATTTGACCGCTAGCATAACGAGCAGTTCCGATAGCAACCTTAAGTCCTAATTTGCCAGCATCACTATTTTTAGGATCATATACGAAATCATCAATAACAAGTTTGCTTTGTTCGGTTATTTCAACCTTGGTATCATCTTCAAATGTAATACCAACTCTTGCTTTAGCAGTAACAACGGCGTCATTCATTTCGACGCCGCTGTTTATATTACTTGGTATGCTTTGTTTTTCACGTTGTATTTCTGTTGGACCTGTTTGTTCAGTAACAGTTCCGATAGCAGCATTAGTTGCCGCTGGTAACAGAAATACTGTTATTAGAACCAGTGCTCTTAATATTGACTGTGCTATCAGTTGTGCCACTTTGAGTCACCGCCACGTTGTTGCTCGCACCAGTTACTTCAACTTTTGACACAAAGCCATTAGCACCTGCTGGTCCGTTCTGACTTATATTTACCACGTTTGTATCGCCAGTTTCTTTGACATCAACGCCAGCGCCCATTAGGTTTGTAGTGGTGCTGTTAATTGTAGTATTGTTAGTGCTGCCAGCAACAACTGCAGTAATTGTGCTTTTAGAACCAGCAGTAATATTTGTGTTGTTGGTATTACCTGTGACATTAGCGGTAATAGCAGTATCAGTACAACTGCTGCTTGGAGCAGCGCCACACGCAACCGTTGTATTATTATTATCACCAGTTACAACACTATTTAAAGTGGTATTGGTTCCTTGGACATTGATAACATGCGTATTATTACTACCAACTTGTGAAATGCTTACTGTTTGTCCATTTCCGTGTAAGGTAGTTGCGGTAGTGTCGTTACCAATTTCGTTATTTGACCCTTGTTGATTTAGTGTGATAGTGCTTCCGCTACCAACCTGGTCGATATAAACATTGTTAATCGTACCAGCAAAACTTTGACTTGCCAGCATAATACCCACAATACTAATTGCGGCTTTCATAAAGTTTTTCAACTGCCTACTCCTTTAAGGAGTTTTACGACGCCTTCTTTTTAAGAGTCGCGTAACTCCACAAATTCTTTTGAACACCCTGTTTGATCATATCCACAACCGCTGCTTCTGTTGCCAGACGCACGGCATATGTGGTGGGTTCGTTGACATTTGCACCAGATTCGACTTGTAAACTCATCGTGCTCTGGTCTAAAAAAGTGACCACTGTGCCACTTCCGCCTGTGCTTAAGATTGTTTTTGTGGCACCAGCAGAGATTAATACTTCACCAGTATGAACACTTATCAATCTTACAATCACAGTAACCTCGTCGGTTCTATATTGTTGATTTACGCCTATTCCTAACATGGCAGCGCCATTGCCACCACTTTGTACATTAGTATCGTAACCTACGATACCACCCTCCACCATAACACCAGCAATAAGCATTGGTGATAACGGCTTAGCATCTTTTCCTTCATAGGTTTCACGTTGGTTGCGAATTAATTGACGCTCTTTAATAAGATCATCTAAGCCAACACGTTCTACAACTTGGAACCATTTACTATGACCTGCATCTTGCAACGCCTTAATAAGAAATACTTCTCCGCCTTGTGTGACAGCACTGCTTAACACAGAAAACTTATCGTTTTCTTTACGCTGTCCAGTTTTATCACCAAACCCATACATAGCAATAGTAATTGGTTGCCCATCTGGTGGTGGCATATTTGCTAATTCATTATAATAACTCTTTGTTACCTTCTGCGGCATATTGCTTGCTGCTGTTGGTACTTTTGCTTCATATGGCTGCACAGTGCTACATGCTGCCAGTAACGTGGTTATAATCATTGATACGATAAATTTATACATTAGAACTTGAAACTCCCTATTGGAACTGTGATATCTGTACGATTGCCAGTAGCATCAATTACCGTTAAGGCGATAGTCTGAGCAGTGCTATCCTTGATCCAAGAGATAGTGCTGCCTTCAAATTGCATAGTTCCAGTAGTTGATCCATCGCTAAACATAGCATTGCTAAGTTGCAAACTTAACTGTGCGTAGATGCGGCTTTCCAGATTGTTGAGAAATTTATTTAAATTGGTGTTACTAGCCGCTGCTGCGGCTGCATCTGCATCTGCTTTTTTCTGAGCAGCAAGAGATTGACGACGAGTATATTCCTCGTTTTCAATAGTCAATACATGACTAGAGAATCCATCACCACTAAATTGCGGGTTTTTAAATGCAAATGTCATGTCACTTGCGTGTGCAAGTGTAGGAACTGTCATTAAAAATACACAAATTGCGCTAATTTTACACATAATAATACCCTTGTAACTAATATTATTTAGTAATTACAAGGGTGTCAAAATATTGGCACTTTACTGTTTTTTGTAGTGGTTGGGGAGCCAGGGATCGAACCTGGAATCTCCTGAGTCAAAGTCAGGCGTATTGCCAATTATACCACTCCCCAATAACTCAATTTTCTATTGCTTGTCCATTTGGTGCTACTAAACCTTTAACACCAGTTCGGGCAAACTCTACTACATCCGCCTTTGGCAAGAACTTATACCAAAGATGTTCAATATCTATATATCCACCGGCATTAACACGGTCTTGCATATGTTCAACCATGTCTTCAAGAAGTAGAATAAACTCTGGAATACGATTGCCACCAAAACTATAAACACGCAACATATGCTGTTGATCTACACCAGTAATACCTGGCACAAACTGACTTAACATACGCTTGGAAACAACATACTTGTCGCCAACGATATCGTTCTCATAATCTGCGGTGTTAAACGTATCAGTAAGCATATAACGACCACTTACCTTGAAGATACGATCACAGCCCTCAAACCAACCTTCTTCCTGTGCCATTTCAAAGAAACTATGAACTACTGAAAGTTCAGTTAGATTCTTAACAATATCTTGCACTTCGATGGTATCATGAATCCATACTACGTTTTCATCCGTACTGAAATCTACAAAGTGATCAACATGTTCTACAAGTTGAGCCTTTACATCATCACTTATACCAGGTTGGCTGCAATCTGTCAAGCAAATAACAGCATTTGGAATACGATCACGAACACTTTTAATAGTTTCTAGCGTCTGAGCAAGTCGTTCTTCTGGCTTATAGATTGAAAACTTAGCATTGATAGCACTGGTGATGAACACCCCATACTTTTTAGAAACTGCTTTCTTCTTAGACATCAAGGTTCAACCAATCTGGACGAGCGAGAGTCCAATCAACAACTTGCTTGATGCGTTCGGTAAGTTCAATCTTAGGTTCCCAACCAAGTGACTTCATAAAATCACCACTTAGTGAATAGCGAAGATCATGACCAGGACGGCTAGAATGGAAATCAACCATTTCATAGTTAAGAGGCTTGTCTTGACTATCAGCAATAATCTGTGCCAATTCAAGATTGTTAATCTCTTGCTTACCAACGATGTTAAACTTAGGACACTTTGCTCCACCAAACTCTGGCGGCATTGTGAAATCCTTGAGATCAAGAATGAACATTAGGGCTTCGGCAACATCCTTTGCATGGATATAGTGACGTGAGCCAGGAATAGTGCGTGTCTTGTCGCTATGAACCGTAATGGTTTCACCGTCACGAGCCTTGCGGATACACATAGGAATGAACTTCTCTGGATGCTGACGCTCACCAAATACGTTCATAGTATGCGTTACATAGACAGGCAGACCATAGGTATTTTCATATGCCACTGCAAGTTCTTCACCACCCGCTTTGGCTGCGCTATATGGATTGCCGCTGTTATAGCGATCATATTCACCATAGTTCACGCCAACGGGTGCAGGACCAAATACTTCATCAGTTGAGAAATATACAAAGCGTTCTAGATTATCACACTTACGAGCAAACTCAAGGATATTGCAAGTTCCAACCACATTATCCATGACGAATTCCATTGGATAATCGATACTACGATCCACGTGACTGCCAGCGGCAAGGTGAAGAATAATATCAACATGACCAATACGAGTCTTCGTAAGGGGGTTAATTTCCGCCTTAAGATCATGAAAGATTACCTTTACACGTGCTCGTGTTTGTGGGCTATGGTCTTGCATCATATCGTTTAGGCGGTTAAGATTGCCGCTAAAATCTAAACGATCAAGACTAATAATATTCCAGTCAGTAGTTTTAAGGATATGGTCTATAACATGGGTAGCGATAAAACCTGCACCACCCGTAACTAATACGTTCTTTGACAATTTGTTCTCCGATTATTGATATTATTATATATGGTTACGATACTTTCGTCAATAAATTATTAATGATATCGTTACTAATTTTTCTAGAATGACCGTTTCTATCAACGAGTATCAAACCAATACCAGTTGGACTACCTTCATCAGGATAAAACTCAACGGTGGCTTCACTGTCCTTGCCACTATCACGTAGATAACGTTTTACCATCGTCATCATACGCATGTTAATAAACATATTTCCACAGTCAATGACATTATCCATAAATTAATTCCCTTCCCAAAACACAACGCCACGACGAATTAATTCACGGGCAATTTTTAACTTTGCTACACGAACAGCATCTGGTTTCTCAAGCACATTAGGATCACATCTATTCAACACATTCAGTGCAGCAATTAATGAATCAGTTGGATGAAAAAGAAGAACCAAACCAGCAAACATATTCATGACTTTCTCCATTACTTATATTCTTAATATAACACAGATTTTAGGATTGTCAAGAAGAAAAAAGACCGCTTCACAGCGGTCTTTTTAACGGACATCCTTAGTTTTGGCGAAATTCCGACTGCCGATGCCGCAGGTTCTTAATTACTTTGCCTTCTTTGGTGCCTTTGGCGCAGCAGTCTTCTTAGCACGAGGCTTCTTAACTGGTGCTACTTCTGGTGCTACCGTTGTTTCTGCTGGCGTATCTGCTGTTACAACAACTGGGGCTACTTGAACCTTGTTTGGATTCAAATCATTCATTGCCCATTCAGCATCACTCATGCTTTCTGGCTTAGTAATTGCCTTTGGTGTTTCAGCGGCAGTTTCAGCAACATGCAATACTTCGTTCATTTTTGCCGCTACTGCCTTTTCTGCTTCTGCCAAATTTGCCTTGGCTTCTGCTTCTAACTTATCTAGAGGATCAACCTCTGGTGTCTTGTCTTTATGATTAATTAGTTTGTAAATTACTGCAACAAGAACAGCAAGTCCAAACAATACAATAATAGCATTCATCGATTATCTCTCCTTTGTAGATATTTACTATCTATAATATGACATTTAAATTAAAATGTCAAATTATTTCTTTGGAGCGAATGATTTTGTAAGTTCGCTAGAGATAATTCCCATAGCACTTGCAGTTGCCTTAACGGCTTCTTTAGTATACGCAGTTTGCGCATCAATAAAATCATTCAGGCTTTTTGCAATAGTATCATTCTGAACAAGGGTCTTAACCATTGTCTTCTTTGTGCTTTGCACGGTATCAATAAACTTTTCGCTGTCAAACATTATTTTGTTCCTTGGTTAATGATGATTAATTCATCTTCTGTATATGGCCACATTGTGTGTTCCTTTACTGCACTGCATATATTTATACCGCAGTGCAGCAATTATGTCAATATATTTTTAATTCATCATACAGTTTTTGACTAGCAAGGTTTTTTGCCTTAGCTTCTACTTGGATATCAAAGTCATTCCACAATTCGCCAACATATTGATTGACCGCACTATTCCACATAAAGTCACTATGCGCACGAAGTGTGCCTTTCTTGTGACCACTTTCCATTAGTGTGGATAGGTCAGGTCTAGAAACATCAGCGATACCCATAGATTCACGACTAAGAGAGTAATGAAGAGAAGGGCGGACACCCCTCCAACTATCCTTGACCATTTTAATACGGTCGTCAGTTGGAGAGATGTATTCTCCCGAATGAATCCAGTGATGATGAGTATCAAAAACGATAGGCAAGATATCACCCAAAGTGAGACAAGCATCAAGTCCATGTGTATATTCCTCGTTTTCTATTGTGATGAGATTTCTAGCTTCGGGCGAGAGGCGGTTGAATACGGTTCGTATAGCCAACGGACCGCCCTTGCCGCTAATATGCACATTGATTTTAAAACCGTGATCATGCCAACTAGAACCAAAACCCATCCAACGAGCCAAGTCAGCATGATATTCAAATTCAGCAATTGAATTTTGAACAACACTTTCTCTGTCACTAGCAAGGACGCAAAATTGGCCAGGATGAAAACTGACCCTAACATCGAGACGTTTAGCAGCCTCTCCAACTTTGGCCAGTCGCTTTGCGATGGTTTCACGAAGGTGTTTATCAGTCCAGAAATGGCTCCAAGTTGGCTCAGTGTAAACAGGAAGTATGTCGCTACTAAGGCGTACCATTCGTAATTCTGGTGCAAGTTTTCCAACACGGGTGACCAATCGTAATGTGGCATCTGTATTATGCTCCATGATATCCCACAAACGTTGCTCAGCAACTGCCTTGGTCTGGCGGTTTAACCAAGCCACCGTAGTGGTCTTGTTGTTGTAAAGGAGTGCATCATCTTTGGGCTTAAAGCCATCAAGTTGATCCACGGTGTCAATCCATTTGCAGCAAAAGCCGATACGTTTTTGTGTCATAGTAAGAATATAACACAATTAAACGCAATGTCAAGCAAATATTTCAGGATAAAGTAGGGAAATATGAAACTCTTGGTCGGTAGTAATATACGTTTTAATATGTGGAATTAAACTTTGGGCTAAAACTTGATGTCCATTTGCACTAAAATGGTTTAATCTTGGGTCTTCAAACGTAGTCCAATTCTTGTTATATTCTCGGTTATAATCTGCTCTGCTGCAATTTACTAATCCACCATTGGACAAAATCCATAGACCATGCGTTTTATTTATAAAATCATGTTCGAAGCATGGAATGTTTATAAGTTTAATATTGCGTTTTTTGCATATTTCTTGCATATCTCGCAGAATAGAATTAAAAATATACTTGCCAAAATCTTCATCATCAAGTAACCATTCTCTGCTACCATCTTTATTGTAAAATCTAGTATGCTCGGTATGACAGCAGATAATAACATCTGGATTGTTTTTTATAGTTTCTAAAAATTCAAGATATATTCTATATTGCGCTTGCCCACGAAATCCTGAATGGTGAATGACTTCTAAATTAAGTTCATTACAAACTTTTTCTATCCATGTATTTTTGTAAGTGTGAGTGAAACTATCACCAATAATACTCACCTGCATTAGAACACCGTAATATTATGTAATTCGCTAAATCGTTGAGCATCTGCCCATGTATTCACTAATGGCTCGCCTTTAATATTAAGACTAGTGTTAAGCAACATTGGACAACGAGTTCTTGCATACCATGCTTCTAATATTTTGTATGTAATACTTGGCGTAGGTTGGTCAATTGTTTGAACACGAGAGGTTCCATCTACATGACAGATTGCTGGAAAAGTGCCAGGTGATAGACACGCATCTGCCCATTGCATATAATCATGATTTACTCGCATCTTACTATAAAAGTAATCGCTAAAGAAACTTTTTAGTATAATAGGAGCAAACGGACGAAATGGCTCACGTTTCTTAATCGCATTTACACGGTTTTTTACATCGTCACCACGAGGGTCTGCAAGTAGCGAACGATTGCCCAACGCACGCGGACCAAACTCTGCACGACCATTGGCAATACCTACAACTTGACCTGCTTCTAACGCATCAACAACAGCACGAACATCTACCTTACGATCAATGTTATAACCAAGAAACGCATGGTTCAGATTCACATGCTTCTTGGTATGATAGGTAATTGCACCTAAACTTAAACCACTATCGCCAGGATTTGGTGGCACCCATATTTTGCTAAACCCAATAAATGTTTTCAATCGGCTGTTTGCCACGCAATTAAGTGCGCAACCACCTACCAATACAAGATTATCACTGCTAATCACATCACGAGCATAGCGACAAATTGCCATTAAGTATTGTTCATATAAGGCTTGTGCAGATGCTGCAATATCTTCTGGTTTCCAATTTTCATCTTTAGGCTTGGACCACCAACGCATACCACGATGTAGGTTATGCTTAAACTCTATGTGAGGCGGTGACCATGCACCAAAGAACTCATTAAGCATTGCTTTAAGATGCTTTGGTTCGCCGTATGCTGCCATGCCCATGACAATATATTCTTCTTCATTGGGCTTAAACCCAAGATAATCTGTGATAGCACTATAGAATAGCCCAATACTTTGTGGATAAACATTACTCCAAACTTTAGTAAGTTTATCTCCATGCCCACGCCATATTGAAGTGCATTCATATTCACCAATAGCATCAATAACTACTACGGCTGCATCACTAAAACTACTGGTATAATAACCCATAGCAGCATGCGCACCATGGTGAGGTGTGGTTACAACTGGTATTTTGCCCAAACCATATTTTTTAAGATAGTTGTTTAAGTTATAGTGTAACGGACGCTGACCACTTATAAGATTACGAACTGCTCGTTTCCACGGCTGTTCATACCACAATATTTTATCTGGTATGCCATATTGTAACGCATCATCAATTAGTGCTTCATTAAGATGTGAATCGTTTTTTACTCTGCTATACCGTTCAGCGTGACCAGCAAACAAAATATTAGACCCATCAACAAGAGTGATACTTGCATCATGATTGTTAGCATTGATACCTAATAACATCTTTCCTCAATATACAAATGGGTCACGTTTGCGTAATTCTTTGAGCAAACGACGACGCTTATATTTGTATATCATATCATCAAAAATATTATAAATCCATTTAAAAATACGCATTATAGAATCTTCCCCCATGTAGTTTGACCTTGGCATCTGTATATAGCCGTGCCATCACGCATGACAGCAATTTCGCCAGGCTCACCAACTTGTTCTGGAATACGATCTACAATGTTTATTAATAACCCATTAAATCTAACTGGACCATTTAATTCTATAATTCCACTTGTTCGCAAACCAATTTGTTCTTGATTATTGCTTCCAAGAATTACATCTGTTACACGAGTGCTGCCAGCATACATAGTCTTTGGGCTGTGCTTTACTAGAGTAAATTCACTATCTTCATCCCACACACTTAACGCACCACTTGCACTTTCAGTATTAATACCAACTTTATTATTAGTAACAACAAGTGTTTCGTGAATAATAGCTTGACCGCTTACAACAAGTTCATTAAGGTTTCCAACCTTGCGAAGATTGCTATTGATAATATGCGGACCAAGACTATCGCTATTAACAATATATCTGTCGCCATCTAATAACTTACGATTAGATATATTAATATCGCTATTATTAAATATGTCGCTGCTTATTTTATTTGTAATATTTGTAATATATTCATCAAAACTGTTGCTTTGCAAAATATTACCAGATAATACTAAATCACCATCGACAGTTAAGTTTTTTACAAAACTATTATCAGCAATTAATAAATTCTCAGCAGTAATATTATTGGTGGTAATGATACCTTCATCGGTAATAGTAAGTTGAACGGCTGTTGCTTCATCATTAATTCCACTACTACTAAATTTTTTAATTTTACCACTATCAATTAAGCTAGGATCAATAAGTGCGCCTTCCATATTAATACTATTAAAAGGTATGCTGCGTGTAGGAAAGTTAAAATTTAATAAAGTATTTTGAACTTTTTTATCAACACCTTCAATAATTAAATTATTAATATTAGCATTATTGACCATATCACTAACAAGATTAGTACCAACTGTTAGTAACTGATCAGCCATAATACTATTAACAAGTGTGCTAACTTCATTAGATAAATCACGTTTGCTAACAATGTCATTAAAAATTTTGCTTGTTAGGTTCATAACAATACTTGATACACTTTTTTGAAGTGCATCTGCAATGATCGTGTTAAGATCAACTTGTTGTAAGTATTGTTCTACATTTGCGCGAACAGTTGCCGCTATCGTAGATTCTAAATTAATTTCAACCAAATTTCACCTCAGAACTGTACTGTAATAATGTGTTCATAATTCTTTTTAAAGAATCCACGATATAACAAGTTCTTTTGTACAACGTAATTTGTTCCGCCTAAGTCACTGGTATATTTTGCCAGTTGCTTAAAGTACATTGTGCGACGGTCTATAGGACCAAGAACAGTTAAATCTTTTTGATTCTCTATGAAGTATATATGATTTTTCCAGTTCTGACGATTAATTTTATCCATTATATTTTGTTCAAGTACAATTGTATCGTCGTTGATAAAAGTATCAACTTGATTACGCTTGTGAGGTGCGTTATTTTTATAATCTTGGATAGTAGTAATTAAGTAACCTTTAGTAACAGATTTTATTTCTGCAACCATATTTCGTTGTTCAGTTTCACTGTTAGCATAGGTAAAATATTCATCAAGCGCAATTGTTACATCAACCGTAGTTGGAACATCCGTAATCTTATCAATGAATTGGCTTTCACTTTGCCAAGTATATTTTACGCTTTGATCATCAACCACATAACATGTGTGATGTTTTTCTAATAATAATACGATTGGGTTAAATTTAGGAAACAATATAACTCTAGGGTTAGTATTCAATAATTGAAATACCCTAGTTATAATATCAGATTTAATCTGCGCTTGTTCAATAAAGCGATTAAATTCTACAAGGTGATTGATCTTGGTCCAATATTCATTTATCAAAATAATAAATCCCACTAATTATTATTTAGTGGGATTATGTCATTTACTTGATAAGGATGCCAAGTTCCTTAAGGTCATCATACAAGGTATGATCATTTGGAATGGTCTCGGTTTTGCCATCCTTAACGTTTTTGACAATCTTTTCAATATCATGCGTTTGCAAATCAGTACAACGTTTAAACGACGCACGAATCTTGGTCCAATCTGGCTTGCCTTTATAACCCATAATCAACATTGTCATATACTCTCTTTTTTCTATTTTCCTAATATACTATATAGTCTGCAGTTTGTCAATAGTTTTTTAACGGGCGGGTTGCTATCCCCACGATGGTTTTAGTTTGGTCAATAGTTTTCGGGTTTCAACTGCCTTACGCAATCACCATTACCTTCCACAGGTCTCTCACCTGTCCAGCCCGTTGATCTCGGTATGCATCCCTCACATTCGGTTTTTAGTTATACTCGCTCCAACCTTTTAGCACAGCCGTGCCACCGTTAAAAATCTATTGTAGGATATTTAATATTGTGTGTCAAGCATATTCATCATCGTCATCATAATCATATAATTTTTCATCTTCATCCATATCATCTGCATTGCCATTATTATACCAACCATAATATGTTTCATTTGGCATAAGAATACGAAAGTCACCTTTTCCAATCATAGCGATGGAAAGCATGGTCATATCTTCTTCTCGCATGATATCCGTGATATAAAAACTACTGCCACAACCACCGCCTATGCGTTTGATAGGCGTATGTTTGATGTCAAGAGATTGCAATACTTCGGTAAGTGAAGCACCAAATTTGGTAATAATACGAGTAATACCACGCTCTGCGTTGCGTAATCTTATTTCATCTGCTTTGGTAAGAACAGTAAGTTTTGCACAATTATCTGTATCAATTGTGACAAGGCAATCTTTGAATTTGATTGCGCCTTTGGTTTTTACATTGGTTGGAGTTTCTTTGGTGGTCCAAGGCAAGTTGGCTTCAACATGATCAACATAATATGTTTTGCCTTTGGCCATAATAATCCACATTGGGATTGATGGGTCTTCTAAGTGCTTCTTGTTAAAATGAAACACTGCTTCTTTACATGCTAATTCTACCTATGACATATTTGCTTTCTCCTGTTTAATTAGTTTTAGGTGTTCACGTTTTAGTTCACGTTCTTTAAAATTCTGTGCCTCACAGCAGCCACAGCGTAAAGTTAGATATTTCTTTCCTCTTAAATTTACGCTGCCTACATGTCGTGCTGTTGATTTCATCTTATATTTACCAATAGTTGGTGCGTCCTATGGGATTTGAACCCATATTGTCGGTGTTTTAGAGACACCCGCTTTAACCGTTAAGCTAAGGTCGCATTATCCTTTAATATTCTATAATAACTTGCACGACTTATTTTACATTCTAACATAATTTCTTGCACATTAAAATTTTTTTCTTTCATATCCAAAACTTTTTGAGATTGGCTTCTAGCAGTAGGTTCTCTCCCCCTATAACGTCCATCAAGTTTTGCTTGCTCTATGCCAATAAGATGTTTCTTTCTAATATATTTGTAATAGTAATCGTTATCAGAAAATCCCGCCTCGCCGCCTTTGGTTACATTAAAAAGAATACCAGTTCCGTTGACTTCACGCCCATATGACTCAATAAGTTTCTTTTCAAGTTCTAATGCTTCTTCTTCGGTTAAATTATCAGCAAGAATTTGTATTCTATTTTTATCAGATGGTATTGGTAGTCTCCTACCATGTGTATTCCATGCTCTACTTCCTTTACCCTTGCCAATATAATATGGCAATAAATCACCTTGTCTTAAATGTGCATAAACATAATAACCTTGTGGAAGTTCTTTTTTAGATGGCATAATTTAAGTCCACAAACCCTTGCGAATTTCAATTACCTTCATCAACATCGCAGTATCTTCTGCTTCATATGCTGCTTCAATTTCAAACGATTTATCTAGTGCCGCACGACCACGTGCTCGTTCTTCTGGAGTTTCTTGGTCACGACTTTCAAAGATATGATCTGCACCATACTTTTCTTCCATATCTTTACAATACTGAGTCCAATCACTTGCATCATGCACATCAGGACGCTTTGGACGATCAAACTTCCACCAGATATAAAGTTTCATTACATCAATGGCTCGCTGCGCTTGGTCAGTCAATGTACCAAATTTTGGATCGGTTGGTTCCATGCCCCATGATTCATCGTAGAACAAACCCATTTCCCACTTTAGGGATGCCAAGCCAAGTTCAGGGCAACGACCGTTTTTCCACACAGCCGTCTTGCTTGACTCAGTGTTTAACCAACGACTTTTCCACGCCACTTCTTTTTCAACATAATCAACAATACCTTGCATGATACTATGAAGAATACGCTCATCTAAATCATGATATTCACCAACAGGCAAACCTGTTGGAAGAACATGAGTTTGACGCCAGAACCGATTACGCAGATAATAACGAATATTATCAATATGTCCAACAGTATTGCGATCAATCTTATCTACGATACGAGGAAAGGTTTCAGTTACCCAATAGCCGATAGGATGTGCGGCTTTGGTCTCACGCTTCCACACTGACCAAGCGCCCCATTCGAGGGCAACTGGTTTTTCAATACCAAATTTTTCACGAAGCCAGTAAAATAATTTTGTTTCGGACCAATAGCGTGACATAACTCTTCCTTAAAAAATGGTGCCTGGTGAGGGACTCGAACCCCCGTTGTTGTATTCCGCCTTACAAAAGCGGTGCTGTCGCCACTGAGCCAACCAGGCATTAACTTATTCTTTAGGAACGGTGTGCTTTACGCCATCCCAACTTCTATTTACTTTAGCAGATTCTGTAGAAAAGTCAATAACTAAATCATAAAATTCTGTAAGTTCGTTATTAAATTGTTCGCGTAAAATTGAAGCAAGTTCAATTGCCGTTTGCCAATTTCCACTTTTGTATTCAATGATAAGTTTTTCATGCATTTCTTTAAAGAATTGTATTGTTGCAATATCAGCTATATTATTAACTTCAAGAACTGCATAAAGAACAAGCGGTTCTGACATGCCTGGTTGCATTACTGTATCAAGTTCTAATACAGTATATCGGTCACGCAATACTTCAACTGTTTTCTTATCAAAAATTATGTTCATGCATTTATATATTCATAATTACAGTAGGTATTAAAAAAATGCATTTTGATTTGTATAGCGATTTACATGACAATTGGTGGTCTCCAGATAAGTTACTAAAGTATAAAGGTTTAGGAACTAGTTTGGTTGCTGTTGTAGCTGGTGACATCTCTAATAATTGGGATTATAGCTATAATACATTGGTAGAAATGAGCAATTATTACCGCCATGTGATATTTGTTGAAGGTAATCACGAACATAATCATCAAACCAACATTACTGAAAATTGTTATAAATTTCAAGAACGGTTAAAAGATAACCCAAATATAACTTATCTGTATAAGAGTGCAATTGTCCTTGATGATATAGCATTTGTTGGATGCAATGGTTGGTGGACTTTTGATTTTTGTCAGCCAGAAGTTCAAACAGTAGATTGTTGGAATTCTCTAATAGATGCAACTTATAGCGAGAAGCTGTTAAGTGAAATATTCATTAGTGCTAAGATGGATGCCAAAACACTGTTAAACCAAGTTGAAATTTTTAATGATGATCCACGCATTAGAAAAATAGTTGTAGTTACGCATACAAGCCCATTGAAAAAATTCAGATATATAAATCCTAACATGGATTTATGTCACATGGGGCGTACTGGTAATAGTCTTATGTCAGTTGTATTAGATGCAAACACCAATAAAAAAATTGATACATGGTGTTTTGGACATGTTCATAAACAATATGACGAAGTTATAGACGGAATCAGATATGTTTGTCATCCTCGTGGGCGAGAAGAAGAAAACATCGGATTCGCTTACTTTCCAAAATTAATTGAAATTTAAACTTCTGGTTCAATCTTTACATTGAGTGGAAAACTATTAGTACGAGCGAGTAGCGTTGCTTCTACAGCCTTGCTTTCTGCAATTTCAAATGGCAGAACAGCAACACTTGCTTGACCCTCTTCATGAATTCTAGCAGTCAATATCATTGCACTATCTTCATTATGATCAAAAACTTCTTGTAGTACAGCCATGACAAACTGAACAGTTGTTACATTATCATTCATAAAAATAACTTTAAAGCGCGGTGGCGCAGTTAAATCAAGACGTGGTGCGATTTTAACTTTAGATTTGGTTGCGGTGTCTGTGCTCATTTTGCTCATCTTCTATTATTTACACGGCGGGACAATTCCCGCCGTGTTTATTGCTATAAATTATTCTGAAATTACTGGAATTTTCTTTGGCTTCTTTTCGTCTGGAACAATATGTTGCAGTTCTACGATAAGCAAGCCATTCTTAACCTTTGCAGCATTTACTACAACATCATCACTGAGTGAAAATGTGCGAATAAACTTGCGAGCAGCAATGCCACGGTGAAGATACTCATTGGTATCCTCGTCGGTGTTTTCGCCAGTGATAACCAATTGATTATCAGTTAAAGTGATATCAATATCTTTTTCAGAAAAGCCACTGATGGCAATCTGAATTTCATAATTGGTTTCATCGTTGCGGATGATATTGTATGGGGGGTAATTTTGTTGTACTTGAATGCTATTTACACGCAGCATATCATCAAACATACGATCAAAACCAATAGTAGTGCGATGAAGGTTATCAAATAATTTTTGGTCGAAGACCTGTAGAAGGTTACTCATGCTTGTTTCTCCTTTTTAAAGCGAGTATGCGATAGACGACCCATAATGGCATCGTCTAACTATATTTAGTGATTCACGCATCATTTGTCAAGGGTTTATTTTAAATATTTTTGTAATAAATTATATGATGTATCTGCTTGTTTTTTCCAACTGTCTCTATCAATTTTAATGTCATTTAATTGCTCAGATAAAATAATAATTTTATTTTCTAAATCTTCAATTTTATTTTTTAAAACAATTACATGATTATTAACAAATGATTCGTTTTCAGATTTGTTTGAAGAAATAAGTTCCCTATCATTGATTTTTTTTAAATAATTATTTAAATCATTAATACAAATACTATATGATCCATCTTCATGCATTTTAGCAGATAGTTTTTTTGCTCGAATATTTCTTGTTAATGTAGTTTTGCTTCGATTAACATAAAGTGCTGCTTTTCCCAAAGAAAGATACTGAGAATTTTTTACATCACTGATTTCTTTAAAATTTTCTTTTTCATCTAACATTTTTTGAATACTTCCAACTAATTTTTTGTTTAATAATATTCCATTTTCATCGTAATTTTTTCTACCATGTTTTTTAATTAGTTTTGTTTCAATATCTAATGCCTCTGATTCTGTTAGGTTAGATTCTAAAATTTTAATGAGATTTTTTTGAGGTTTATCAACATTTTCATGTTTTGTCCAAGCACGGTCCCCGTTACCCTTACCAATATAATAAGGAGTTCCATCGTCACGCAGGTATGCATAAACATAAAAACCCTCTGGATAATATTTTATATTATTTTTCATATTTTGCCAAAAATATTATTCACTTGATTATTCACATGAATAAATGTTGTACGTTTAGATAGTTCTTTAAGCGACTTGCTGCCCGTATAAGTTAGAGTGCTTCTTATGCCGCCAAGAATATCTTGAACCGTATCGCTAACATCGCCACGATAAGGCACAGCAACTTCTTTGCCTTCTGCAGCACGATATGATTTCAATCCACCACTATGCTTTTCATTGGCAGATTTTGAACTCATGCCATAGAACTTAACAAACTGTTGTGTAGTAAAGATATCATCAGGGGTGCCATCGTCCTGTATCCATACCTGATTAGAGCGAGTAGTTTGCGTGACAATATCACCGCCGCCCTGATCATGACCTGCTAGCATACCACCAAGCATCACGAAGTCGGACCCAGCCCCAAAAGCCTTAGACACATCGCCAGGACAAACGCAACCACCATCACTAATGATATGTCCGCCAAGCCCATGAGCAGCATCAGCACACTCAATAATAGCACTAAGCTGTGGATAACCAACACCCGTTTTGAGACGAGTAGTACAGACACTACCAGGACCAATACCAACTTTAATAATATCTGCTCCACTCAGTATCAACTCCTCTGTCATATCACCAGTTACCACATTACCAGCAATGATAATTAGGTCAGGATTTTCGGCACGAAAACGTTTAACAAACTCTACAAATCGTTCGGTATAACCATTAGCAACATCAATGCAAACAAACTTGATATTGTTTGGTGGCAGTTTGCTTTTAATAAGTTTGAACTTTTCGTATTCTTCTTCTTTGATACCAAGACCATATGCCCAATATTCTTGGATTAGATAACCGCTACGACCAATCCATAGGATCAGTTCTTCCGTAGTATAATTCTTGCGTAAGCATGTGAACATATAATAAGAGGCAAGTTTCTCTGCCATCTCAAATGTTCCGACACCATCCATGTTTGCCGCCATGACAGGTTTCCCTATCCATGTACGCTTACTATTACGAAATGTAAAAGTTCGTTCTAGAGATACTTCTTCACGGCTTGTAAGAGTAGATCGTTTAGGCAAGATTAGAACGTCGGAGAAATCCAACTTGGTATCATTAATAATACGCATTATTCACCTATTGATTATCGTGCGATGCCACTATTACGAAGTTCTTTTAACTTCTTCTGCCAACGCTTTACTGCACGTGCTTTGGCTTTCTTACGAACCATACTTGGTTGTTCAAAACGCTCACGCTCGCGAAGAACTTGAAAAATTCCATCTTGCTGTAGCACTTTCTTCATTTTACGAAGTGCTTTATTAACATCATTGTTATGAACTTCAACGAAAAATCCACGCTGACGTACATTTTCTAACTCTGGTCTATGTGCCATTATTTTCCTCTTTATTATAATTATTATATTGTTCAAGCAACCAAGAATAAATGTCGAATGTATTTCTATGTATTGCTGAGCCAATTTCATTTTGCCCTAATGCCCACGTATTTCGTTGAGCAAGCAAAAAACCTTTAAGTAACTCTTTTTTACCACTAAATCTGCAATTAACTAACGTAGCATGGGCATGTTTGTTGGTATTAATACACCAATTGTCATTGCTATCATTGCTGCCATATAGAAACAATGTAATATCTATTCCTAATGAACTGATACTTTTACTTAAACGTTCAATATCGCCCCATTCACAATCAATGAGCAATACTTTAAACCTGTTATCTAAATCTATATCAGGCTCAGTTACTATTCTGCTATTATTCATACATTTAACGTTTCTAGTGCAGATTGTTCAGCATTAGTCATATCGTCAAACTCAATCTCTGCTCTCTGTAGTCTGCCCAACTGCCAATGTTTCCAATTTATATTATCAGTATAGCCAGTATTTTGTGTCTTGTCAACTAAAATCCACATATCACCGTTCCATTTATGAAGATTATTTGGCTGTGAAACAAGAATAAACAACTGACCTACATATGGGTCATTTGGAAATATTGGACCAACAATATCTGTGTCTATATCAAGTAAGTATGCTTTTTCATCTACACCAGCTTGTTCTTCACGCAATATTTCATTTGCGGCATGAAGACGACGAATCTCATGATTTTTATTTTCTACTTCTTTTAATAGTTGATCCAATGCTGCAGTTAAATCCATTAGTGTTTTGTTATCAGTATTATCAACTATACGTTCAACTTCACGAATAGTTTCAACAGGAACTTCCACAATCTTTTCTACTTCAACAATACGTTCAACAATAGTTGGAACTTCTACTATCTTTTCAACAATGCGTTCTTCATAGATAGGAACTGCCTGAGTAATGACACGTTCTACAATTTCTGGCTCTCGATTGCGAAGTTCTTCTACTTCTTCTTGTAAGGCTTCTGCACGAATAATCGCATCATTATTATATACAGTTACAATTTTTTCAACAGGAACTTCTACAATCTTTTCAATATATTCTACTGTGTTTTCTTCTTTTGGCTTGCGCCAACCAATGCTCATCGTAGCACCTAACACAAGTGATACTGCAAGTGGATCAAATACTGCTACAATAAAAATAATAACCCAACGAACTGCTCGTTCAAGCAAGTTTTTATCGACACTATCTCCATATATTAATTGAGCAATATATTTGATTGGTCCAACTTCGGCTTCAACTTTAAGTTGTGCCTGGTTAAGTTTTAACTTCTGACTATTCAAATCTTGAATACGTTTATTGGTATCATCAATAGTTTTATTAGCCGCTTCACGATCTTTCTTTTGACCATCACGTAATTTAGTTGCTTGTGTGGTTAAGGTTGCTGTGCGATTGTTGTCTTTAGTAGCATTTGATGCGCTACTGTTCAACAATCCATTAACAGCATCATCCATTTGCGCAATAATCTTTTGATTATCTTTAATTCGTTGTTGTTCAACTGCAAGATTTTGATCAATCTGTTCAATGAGTAGGGTATTATCGCCTACACTGCTGGTAGTTTCAATATGCGCACGGCTAAGAAATCCAAAGATACCCATAGATGTAACAAACATAAGAACAATAACTGCAAGGCTCAGATAATATTTGATAAACAAATTTATCTTGTTCCAATTACCGTGCAACCATACTGTGGTAATAATCTTACCAAATTCTAATACAGTTCCCATAATGATAATAGGAATTACTGCTCCACTAAAGATGGCAGTTAATCCAGCAATACTATAATATGCTGCAACACCACTGATTGAGATGGCACTTAGGAGTGCTAAAATGTTTAAGAACATTATATATTTACCTTGTTTTCAACCACATACCAACCAATTTTTTTGAAATCTTCACGAATTTCTTCGTCAATCATTCCTTCGGTAATATAATCATTACTATCCATCATATTGCTTACGTAATAGCGCATATAATCGCCACTAAAAGTGCCATCATACAATGCAGCGGCAATACCGCCCGCATGACGCCAAGAACAAGACCAATGCTCTGCTGCTAAAATTGATAGGACTTCTGCCTTAATAAACTCATTATTGCTGAGCGTAGCATAAAGATGCTGACAATAGATATCATTATTTCGTGCTTTATCACGAATATATTGGCTATCAAACAAATCTGCTTCAAGGTTTGGTTTAGGCTGTTCCATTATATAAATCCTTGTATAATTCCCATACGGTAGCTATGCTGCTATCTGCATCTATATTTTTCTGTGGCATAAGATACTTTAACAGTTCTGGTGCTGCTTTTGCAATTAATTTTTTTTGTAATTGCGCATCTGCCATTTGTAAATCTAAACTGTTATTGTCCATGCTTAATATAGTAGTTAGTATAGATATATCTTTAAATGGTGTAAAAGTAATAGTTTTACCTAAATGCCAATGTTGATAATCATTTAAATTTATTTCTACTATTCTTTTATACAAATGATTTATATTTTTGGTATATATTTTTAATTTTGGATCATTTTGTTGTTCTGTATAAATTTTTAAATTTTTATCTGCATTAAAATATTGATAATGGTAGTCACTATTTTTAATTAATTCTGCTATATTTTTTCCACGGTTCATTAATATCATATTAATGGCGCTTGGTCCGCGTAAAAAAGTCTCATCACCCATTGCTCCTGAAATTAACCATGAATCATTGTTCCAGTGATGAATTTGAGCATAACCCCAATTCTGTGATATCTGGTAACGAAATTTTGAAGTAAAATGATCTAAATCATAATGTTCGCAAACTAATAAATCGTGTGCTATATCTAAATTACGCAGCATTGCAAGACATAACATAGTATCAATACCACCCGTAAAAAATATTTTAGGAACTACTGGGCAGTTATTTTTTAACCAAGTAAAATGTTTAATAAGTTTTTCGTAGATAATTTCAACCGCATTATCTATAGTAAGTTCATTATCAAATGAATATGGTATTTTAATAAAATTTTGTATAATATCTCCATTGGATAATATACTGACTAAACTGTTAGAACCAATTTTATTATTCTGTGATAAACCTATGTTACCAACAGCATTGGTAACAATATCATGATAAAGTGGAAAACTGCGTTCTCTGTCATGCGTAATGACAATATTATTATCTTGAACAAATATAGCAGCAAAGTTTCCAAAATGACGAGGGGTTGGATCATCCATTAAATCAGTATAATTAAAAGATTCCATACAATAACCTTTAAAATAAAAGTTATCGGATAAACGCATCCATCCTTCATCACTGTTTAACCACCGATTTTCAGTTAGTTTAAAGTTACAAGGAAACCGTAAATCTGCTAAATCGCTTATTAAAAAAAACATAAATGCCCCTATACTGTAATTTAGCATAGGGGCATCAAAATGTCAATTAGAAATCAACAGTTAAACCAACCATTACTGTGCCATTATCATAGTTGTTGCCATGATCATAACTTGCACTTAGGTATAGACTGGTATTATCAATGATTTTCTTTTTAACAATAACTTTACCACTGCCAACAACACCATGTTCGTCAGTGTTGCTAACTTTTCCTTGTAGCGCAATGTTATCATTAATCTTGATTTGAGCACCTGCATAAGGAGTAGTCTTTACAGTTGAGCCAGTATTTGTAGGCTGAGCCAATACTGCGCTTCCACTGCTTCCACTATCGCTAATAGTGCTATCATTAACTGTAACGCCAACGAATGGTGTCCAACCAAGAACATCAAATGGAGTATAGTAAGCAATATCTGCATACACATTCTTTTGATTTAGTTTTTGCTGATTACCAATACCAATAGTTGGAAGACTAATAGTATTTGTATGATCAGTATTTGCAAAGCCAACCGTTGCCTTTACTTTACCGTTGCCAGTATCAGCCAATACATAAGCAGTGCCGCTACCGTTTATAGCACTACTGCTGCTGTTATTGTAACCATTGCTGCTTGTTTGACCATAGTAACCAGCAACACCCCAAACAATACCGCCTTCACCAACATCTTGATGACCGAAAGAAATGCCTTCGCCACCGATATTGCCGCTAGCAGTCTTACTAAATGTATAAGATGGAGTTGCCCAACTTCCGTTATTTTGGAAGAATGGATCAATCATAAACAGGTTGCTGTTTTGATAATCAACGCTATCTTTCATACCTTTTACACTGGCAGTTGCAGTTGCACTTACTGGTGTTGCTACTACTTGTGTGCCACTTGAAGTAGCAGTAGTAATTTGATCAGTAGTTACATTATTTGATGATACCTGATTTGTAGTATTAGTAGTTGTTACTGTTGAACCATTAGCAGTGGTAGTTGAACCATCGCTATATGATGTAACAGTAGTTGGAGTTGTATTGATTACTGTTGTTACAGGAGTTGTGTTTGTAGTAGTTGTAATAACAGGAGTGTCGGTTGTAACGGTAGTAGTATATGGAGTTGATACTGTAGTTGTATCAGTTCTTGTAACACTAACATTATTACCGCTATTAGTACTTGCAAATGCAGTAGCATGTGTTGTTGTTGAAGTTCCAGCAATAATAGTTGCTGTTTCTACTGGTGTGCCATAAGCCACGCTAGTAGTTGTAGTAGTTGCGCCATTGGTTGATGTTGATGTTACAATTGGAGTGCCTGGTGCAGTTCCCGTAACAGTCACGCTTGGAGTCCATAGCATATCAATCTGATTGCCATTTTGTGTAATTGCCCAATTGATATTGCCGATAGAGCCACTAGTTGTTACAAATGCACCGCTAATACCGCCGCTTGCGCTGATGATACTTGTGTATGGTGAGTTTAGTGTAACATTAGTAGTTTGACCACCGACAATGATTGGAACATACGTTGCGCCACCACCGAGAGTTAAACTACCATTGACGGCAACTTGACTATATGATGGACCGTTATATGTTGTGCTGAACACGCCATTATTAACAAATGCACCATTGATAGTAGTTGTTCCTGCTCCGCTTACGAATGTACCATTGTTTGTTACAGTATTTGCACTGATAGTATAACCAGTATTATCTGTTAAACTACTATTTGCATTAATTGTAACATTGCCAATAGTTTGGAATGTAAAGGCACGAGGAAAGTTGCCATAAGTGCCGATAGGCGCACTGGTATTTGCAGGATCACCAATGTTACCTTGTAAGGTAGCAGTTGCTGCGCTTGCATTAGTTCCAATATTAACATTAGTAGAATTGGTGGCATCAGTTGAGCGAATAGCACCCACTTGACTGCCATTGCCTAATAAGTTATATGTGCCATTAGTAGATAGTTGAACATCGCCTGTGATTGTGCCAGCATTATTAATGATTGCACCAGTATTATTTGTGCCTAAATTAACAATTGCTAAACCACTGCCGCCAGTGATTGTGCCGCTTGCATTATTATTAATAGTGCTGCCAGCAGTGCTGTTTAAGAAATCTACGCCAACATCACCAGTAATAGAACCATTGTTGTTGATAGTACCATTATTAGCAACCAACACGCCTGGCATACTGTTTGTTCCAGTTGGTGTTGCAGTAATAGAACCATCATTGTTTAGAATACCATGACCATAACCATTTATAATAACACCATTGCCATTAGTAACAGTAATAGTGCCAGTTGATGTATTATTAACTGTTGCTGTGCCTGTGCTGCCAGTTCCATTGAAAGATGCTATGATACCAAATGCTGAATAAGTGTTATTACCATTAGTTGCACCACTGGTATTGGCAGTTATAGTTCCACTATTAGTAATTGTTACGTTGGCACTAGTGCTGCTGCTTTGTTGAGCATTGATACCACTGCCATTATTAGTAGTAATAGTTCCGCCATTTGTAATTGTAGTTGTAGTAGCACTAGTAGCACTAATGCCTGCGTTAGTTCCACCAACATTGATTGTGCCATTGTTAGTGATGCTTGTATCAGTAGTTTGACCCAGTGATGTGGTAATAGTTGTGCCGTTTGCATTAGTGCTAGTAGTAGCAGCAGGCGCACCAGATGGATTGCTTACATTCATAGTAGAATTGTAACCACCTGCTTGACCACTTGTTGTACCACCAGTTGCGCTTGGACCACCACCGTTTTGGTTAGCAACAAGACCTACAGTGCTTTGACCTGGTGTTCCGCTGCTATTAACGATACAAGCATTGCTTCCACCCCATGCACCCTGACAAGCACCAAAGCCTGGACTTGCTGACCAACCTTGTGCTGTAATGCCATTGTAAGGACCAAACTCTGGATTATAAACTAAGTTATTTCCACCATTGAGTGTTAGAGTTGGCGCACGATACCATGGACCATAATCGCCTGCCCAATAGCTGCCATCAATACCATACATAGATACTTTGGCATATGCTACAGTAGCACAACTACCACCGCAATTAGTGCTGCTGACACTTAGTGTTGTCCAAGGAACAGCAGGATCGATTTGTGGATTACCGCCGAGTGCGGTAGGATTAGGCAAGTTACCACTGTAACTAGTATTAACAGTAGATACCAGTTGGTTATTACCATTATAAAATTCTATTTTTACGTTTGCAGTATCACTTTGTCCTGCACGACCGCCGCCATTATGGGCTAGGACACTAAAAGTAAATGTGCCACCTTGTTGCATAGTGCTATCAAATACAACACTTTGACTAATTGTTGTTGTGACATAAGCAGTTGCAATACTATTGTAAATATTATCTGCGTGTGCATTTGAGGCTGCAACAAAACCTACCATCGCAGCGATGGCTGTAATAAGTTTTTTAAACATAATTTTCCCTTGATTTGATTGATATTCGTTGAAATTGTTGAATATAATTGAATCGTTGAAAAACTATGTGTAATTGAATGTATGATATTTAGCCCAACATTTATGACATTCCTGTTCCAATAAATATTATTATAAGGGAGAATCAATTATGTTAAAAGACCAAAGCCTACCTGAATTAGCCGTTACTATGGCACAAATTGCCAGTGATGCATACAAAGATAATTATTTTGAAGTATTTGATAATCTTGGTTTTACCAAGTATAAGTTTCTGGATAACGAAGGCGCACAAGGTTATGTTGCAGCCAGCAAGAATGAAGTAATTGTTTCTTGCCGAGGCACACAGCCAACACAGCCAAATGATTTACTTGCCGACCTTGATACTATTCCAAAACGTCACGGCAAAGGATGGGTCCATGAAGGTTTCCGTCGTGAAGCACGTAAAATTCTTGACCAAGTTTTAGATTGGGCAGCGAAGAATAAGGGCAAAGATATATATGTTACTGGTCACAGTCTTGGTGCTGCAATGGCACTTTATATCACCCAAGAACTAGAATTTGCTGGATATCCGCCAACGAAACTTATGACCTTTGGACAGCCTCGTCTTGGAAATGCTGATTATGTTGCAGATATTAAAACTGACCACTATCGTTTTGTAAATTGCAATGATATGGTTACGCATGTGCCACCGCCAGTGCTGCTATTCAAGCATCATGGACAACTATGTTATATCAATTTCTATGGCAACATTCGTCCGCTAAGCCGTTATCAACGCTTCAAGGATAGCATGAGAGCGCATTGGCGTTGTTGGAAGAAGGGTCAGTTGTTTGATGGCTTATATGACCACAACATGGGTCTTTATATTGAAAAATTGACCAATATTCGTGATACTGGTCAAAGTATTAATTAATTTGCATCCGTATAAAACCAATGGTGTCCTATCTTTTTAATAAACTTGAACTGTTTATTCTTAAAGGGTTTATTATTAAAGTATAGCGCACCATCGGTTGGATCAACCATATAGGTTGAATACAACACCATCATCGCAATGCTGTAAAAATCATTGCGGTCATCTACTTTTTCTATTGGTTTAAATGGAAAACATATAAAAGTAAATTGGCAATCAAGCCCATGTCTTTCATAAACAATCTTACATGGTGAGTTAGGAAACTTGCCACTCTGCAATCTGTTACGAATTACCCACGCAATAGCAACTTGTCCTTGATAGTCTTCGCCACGAGCCTCATTATAAACGGCTTGTGCAACACACTCGCTAGGATTTTCCGCAACAATAGGTTTTTGGGGTTTGGGGTCTTTGGCTAAAACAGGATAACTCACTGTCAAGAGCAGCGCCAAAGAGATTATAAATTTTTTCATCGCCCTCAATAAAAAAGTGCAACCATTTCTGTTTCTAGGCTGGTTGCCCACCCAATGAATTACGCCGCTAGGCGCATTTCAAATGGAGCGTTATCATTCGCTGCATTTACTTTTTTTGGTCTATAAAGCAACCAACCTACTATCTACTTCAACCCTTTCAACGTCAATCGATCCCTTGCTGGCCCATCAAAGATACATCGGGTGTTCGGAAAAACCTATTACACCATATTTGTTCCGACTATGGAAACCAATGTATCTGTGGTGGACCAGGAGGCAGTCGAAGCCTCGTCTTGCCCGCCTATTAGTTGCTATCAACGATAGTATATTATTTATAGCATAGGATTTTTATTATGTCAAGATTTTATTTGTTATTTGTGGAGCAGAGATAAATAAATGTGGAGCAGAGTTATGGCAAAGATTTTATTAAATTGTAAGAATTGTGAAAAAGATTTTTCGTTAGACAAACGAGAACATGACAGGCATGTTAAAAAAGGAAGAGATTATTTTTTCTGTGGGTTATCTTGTTCTACCTCTTTTAGAAATAAAAATCTATCACAAGAAACACGACAAGAAATTAGTAAGAAATTGAGTGATAAATGGAAAGATAACAAATATGGTATAGGAAATGCCAATAATAAGAAAGGTGATTTTACTTGGTTCCTGAACAGAGCAAGGCAAAGAAAGAAGGAAATGGATATTGATGAAGACCATTTGAAGTCTATATGGACTGGATTCTGTGCTATATCAAATGTTCCAATTGAAATGAAACATTACAAAAATAAAACATTCTTAACAACTGCTTCATTGGATAGAATAGATTCAAGTAAAGGTTATATAAAAGGCAATGTTCAATTTGTTGCGTATGGCATGAATCTTGCAAAAAATAACTTTACAGATGATGAATTAAAAAGTTTTATTACTTTAATAAGACAACATTGATAAGGGTTATGTCAAGAGTTATTTTGTTTGTCCATCAGGACCAGCAGAACCCCATGCATTATTAATGTTACGATCCATTTGAGTATTGGTAACATTCAGAATAGAGTTAAACGCAGTGCGTAATTTGTCCATAAACTGTGGCAAAACTGCACTTCCCAATAACGTAGAAGCTAAACCTTCCACATTACTTGGAGTAATTTGTGCCAACATTTCTAAAACGCCATATACCATTTGATCAGTAAAGAATGGCGTGTTGAACTTTGTAGTTCCGATATTGCCATACAACATTTTATTGATAATAGAGAAAAGTGTAGCAACAAAAATATCATTATTGGTAAGTGCCAATCCATTTTGGTCAAGGGTAGCAAATTGATTTTGCACACCATTTAAACCAATAATATATGCTTTGTTACCAACCACGATAGTATTTCTATTAATTGCTTGTTGTAAAATGCTTAGACCTATATTTTCACGAACTTCTGGCGATGTATTTGCCCACTGTAAATCATAATATGTTTCGTCAGCTTGTGCAGGCAACATTTCTGCTGGGTTATATCCATTGCTAATAAGCAGTTGATTGCGCAATTCAACATACGTATCAGCAGGTGTTTGCGGAATAATTTGATCTGTTAAGTTTTCTGGCACATATGGTACATTGCCAGTATAAGCGTCTAAGTAGAAACTAGCAGGATCACGATAGTATTTGCTATGCGGCAATCTAAATCGTTCTACATTAACGCCAAGTGGTTCAAGTGCAGCAGCATTGCGACCCATGCGCATTGCGCCCTTAATAGCATCGCCATAGATATTATCGCTTGCTACACGCTCCAAGTAATCACCAATTTGACCATAGCCAGTCTGCAAACCATGATAAGGCAAGCTATCAGCAAATACATATGCATTTACTGGACTATTGCTTACTGGCTCAAACAGATTGATTCCCCACGTACTAATATGATGATTTTCTTTTAAAATTTGTGCGCAACTTGCTGCATGTCCTGCTTCACTTGCTTGTAGTGCTGCTTGAATTGTAGGATCAGGATTATTCTTAATAACTGTTAGTTGTGCCTCAATAGCAGCAACCAAGGCATATACAGCAGAATCAAGTGTTGTATAAACAGTGCCGTTTATGTTAATACTATCTGCAGAAGCAGGTTGATCGCCACTTGCTGCGCTGCCAGGTACATGATAGCCACCAGAAAGTAAAATTTGTAACTGCACAATTAAACTGTTTAATAATTGACCGTCCGCAGTTGCCATAACTTTATTGTTAGCATCAATAATATAAGGAAGTGTGTCATTATGCACATAACCAGCGGGCGTTCCAACAAAATCAGCCATAGTTAATTCACCGATGCTTCCACCACCATAACCATATGTTTGATATAGTTTATCTGTTGCGCCACTATACATTGGAGTGCTCATTTGACTTAAATGATTTAAGTCAATGCCAGCATCAGTTTTAGATAGTGCAGTGCCAACATCATTAAATGTTTTTGAACGAGTTATGCCCAAACTTAACATATGCTGACCCAAATCTGCAAAATTTTTACTTGGTCCAGTAGCGGCAAGATCAGGACACATATGATTAATATCAGTTAGCTGACCTAGATTGTCTATCGGCACACCAATATTAAATTTTGCGCTTACTGCACCAATTGCTGCCTGATCAGTAACATTGTTTAATATTTTCTGAACAGCCGCATCGTGTGCAGGATTATCGATACCAGCAACTGGCAAGCCTGCACTTATTACACTATTAGTAATACCTGTAACTTTGCCCAAGCCTGCATTAATAATTTGGCTAGCAACATTTGATGGTTGTTGCAATCGTAGTAGGCTACCAGTTGAGAAATTTCCAAGATTTTGCATGTTAGAAGCGGCTGCTGGTATATTGCTGCTTAACGCACTCATACCAAAACTAACTACTCCGTTATTATTTGCAAAGTTTGCACCAAGAGCACCAGGTCCATTTGCACCAAAACACAAACCGGCAGCTTCTGATGCTGCACCAATCATGCTGTTACTAATACCACCATACGCACTACTAATACCAATGTTTTGCATAAACTGATTAGCGGCACCAAAAGAAGCACCGCCTATCATATTGTTTGCGACACGATTAATAACGCCATTCAACCCACCGCCAGCGGCAATTTGTTGCATTGCATTTGGAAGAGCAAGTGGATTTTGTAATATTCCGTTAAGTGGTCCCAATAAACCACCAACTGCGCCATTTACTGCACCACCAAGAATGTTAGTAATACCACTTGGCAATACACCAGTTAAACTTGGTAAAATACCGCTACCCATGCTGCTAAGTGCTTGCATTGCACCACCAGTAAGTTGATTAAGCGGACCTGCAGCCTGACCTAATAAGCCACTAAGACCACCACCTAGAACATTACCAAGTGAGCCAAATGCTCCACCAATCGCACCAGTGATACCTGTTGCTCCTAATGCACTTGTCAAGCCACCAAGGATGCTGTTTAAACCTAACCCTAAACCACCGAATAAACCAGCGCCAGCAATTGCACCAAGGATGCCCATGCCAGCACCAGCACAACCTGCGCCAGTACCAGGCGCAGCGCCTCGTGCATTTTGTGGTAAATTAGCAGCGGCACCACCTTTAGAAACTTGACCGTTATATGTTCCATTAATAAGTGCTGCTTCATCTGCACGGCGACCTGGATTACTGCTTAACGCACCAAGCTGACCAGCCATTTGATTGCCATCACCAGTTTGCGCAGCAGCAACAGCATCACTTAAACATGGACTATTAGGACCATAATTATAAGCAGCATCAACATACGCTGCTTGTTGTTCTGGGGTCATGCTATCCCATGCAGGACCAATACGATTAGCAATAGCAGGTGCATAAGTGCTTTGAATCTGATTCTGCATTAATGCTTGTGCATCACTTTGACTTATTGATTGCCCAGGCGTAACAGGACTGCCATCTAAGTTATAGTGATTGCCGTATCCAATAGCATAACCATTGACATCATAATAGGGTGTAGAACGAAAACCTTCATGCGAGGCAATAAAACTAGCGGTAAGTGTAGGGTCTTTAAGTGTTGCCATTTTTAACTCACATTTGTTCTGCTGTATGCAGGCGGTGACCAAGCAATATTACCAGCTATATATGTATCTGCGACTGCATTTAATAAACCTGGTATTGCAATAGGTGCGCCTGTTGTAACCAATTTACGCAAACCCGTAGGTTCTTTGCGAAGATTTTTATCTTGATTACTGCTTAAATTAATTTCACTGCTTTGTTGTAGCTGTGTTAGTGGAGTATCTTTACTAAAATATTCTTTAGCAAGTACTGGATTATCAGTTACACGATGTACTGTGCCACCCAATCTACTCGCAGCATGATCTGCTGCAGTAAGTGGTACCAAATTAGTAACATCTGCCGTACCATTAAGCGCAGCGTTTTTAAGTTCGCTTCCATTATGTAAAGCATCTAATACATAAGAAGCATCTGTTCCAAATACATTTTGATTAACGTCAAAGTCAGATACAACATAACCAACGCCACTTGTGCTAAGTGTGCTGCCTAATGCATAGCTATTGCTTGCAACGTTGCCAGTTTTTTTATAGATGCTTGCTGGTAAATTAACCAATACACCAGTTACACTATCACGGATTGGTGGATGATAATTATTAACTACTGACACATTAGGTATTAAACCGCTGCGTGTCCAATTAAACATTTGTGTATTAATTGTAGTTAAACCTTGAAATAGATTAGGTTCGGTAAATGCTTGACCGCTACCAAATGTACTTGTAGAATATGTTAAAGGAGTATTATAAAATTGCAAGTTAGAAACATTTGCTAAACTATTTGCAGCAAGATAAACTTGTGTATTGCTTATGATTAAATCAACTACACCAACAAATGTATTGGGACCAGCACCGCTATTTGCTATCCATAAACTATCACCATATTTAATTTCGTTCGGAAAATGTGTGCCGCTTCCACTTACTATTTTACTTGCAGTGTTTGCCGTAATATTTCCAGTCGTATAATACGTATAAGTGAAAGCATTGGCGCTTATTGGACGATATTTAAATACAGCATTGCTAATATTAATTGCACTGTTTGTAGTAAATGTTGCAAATGTATTGCTTACTACTGTAGAAATATAACCAGCAAAATTGCTATTTGTGTTACCTATTACTGCACCTGGTTTTAACTGTGTAAGAAAAGTTGTGCCACTTCCATACACATTTCCGTTTGCAGTATAGACAGTAATATTTCCTGTTCCGTTTGTGTAACTTCCCAATGACATTACAATGGACCTATTAAAACATCAGATTCAAATGGTATCATTGTGTGACCACAACTATCAAGCACACTTAAGTAACCTAATGGCCGACCACCTACAATTATGCTTGGAGTTCCCATTATAATTGGATTAGGTGGGTGAGGATGCGGACCAAAACCAGGATGGCTTGTTACGTAATCACCAATTCGACTAGCAGGTCTGCCATTGATTAATACACTATAGTCGCCCATAAAAGCAACACCACCTACAGTATTTGGACTTCCTATCTTTGTTGGAATAGGCATTGACTCTCCTTTAGGCAGTAGCCAGTGTCAGTCCTGTTGTTTTAGCAAGATACTGAGTGGCAATATCACTTTCGGTTCTACCAGAAAGAACAACTGCTCTTTTATTTAACACAATCGTATCCGTAGGTCCAACGCTATAGATTGCTGGTGCTAATCCAAATCCACCTTGCGGAGTGACAATCATAACTAGCGGCTTTAACAGTGTGTAGGTAGTAGCATCACTTTCACTAACACGGCTAATAATTTCTTCACCAGTGACAGTCTTAAATGTATAGACAGTATTCTTGTCGGTCTTATTGATTAGCATTCTTTCTTTCCTGTAATTCGTTGATAGACAATTTACTTAGTCCGCTATAACCGCCCTCTACTAAAAGTTTTTTATTGTAATAAATCTGCGGCACAGTCTTGTGACCTTCGGCTACTAACCAATCACGAACACCCTCGTCATTGATATGAACTTCGGTATATTCTTCACCCCAACTGTTTAGAAGGTGCTTTGCTCCGTCGCAATATGGGCAGTTATCTTTTGTATATAATGTAATCATTGATTATTTCTTTTATAAACTAAATCCGTTAAATGAATTACTATCAACATCTTGTTTGGTGCCGCCGATAACATATGATGAGATTTCAGTTTCCTGTGGAGCAACCTGAACTTCTGCGCCAGCAATCCACTTTTGTGTCCAAGGTAACGGATTATTCTTTGTAGGATATGGCTGACCAAGACCAACTGCTTGCATACGCTTGTTGGCAATAAACTCAACATATTCAGCAAGTAGTTGATAGTTTAGTCCAATCATGGAGCCATCCTTGAACAAATATTTTGCCCATTCTTTTTCTTGTTTGACTGCATCATCAAACAACTTGATAGCATCTTCACGACATTCTACTTCAATCTTGGCATAATCAGGGTCATCTTTTGGCAAAATCTTCAAGAGCGTTTGTGTGCCAGCAAGATGCAGATTTTCATCACGAGCGATTAACTTAATAATCTTTGCATTGCCTTCCATCTTTTTCAATTCAGCAAATGCCCAACTACAAGCAAATGAAACATAAAAACGAACACCTTCAAGAATATTAACGCTCATAAGTGCAAGCCACAGTGCTTTCTTGTGCTCATATGAATCATAACCTGGTCTAGGACCAACACCATTAATGGCAAGATCATTGTTCATGTTAATTAGATTATCATATAGAGCAGTAATATCACCAGCACAATCAACAATTTCTTGAATATCCATCATCTCATCAAATATCTTTGATGGATTGGCATACACATTGCGAATGATATGTGTATACGAACGAGAGTGAATAGTTTCACTGAATGTCCAAGTAGTAATCCAAGTTTCCAATTCGGGCAGCGAACAAATAGGACCAAATGCTACTGCTGGCGCACGACCTTGCACACTATCAAGCAGAATTTGGCGCTTTAAATTACTTGTAAAGATATGCTGTTCATTCGCCGTCAAGTCTTTGAAGTCCTTGGCATCACGAAGAATATCAATTTCTTCGGGTCTCCAAAAAAATCCTAACTGGCGGTCTGTAAGTTTATCAAATTGTTTATATTTTAAGGTATCATAACGCTGAATACTGACACCACCATGTGGATCAAGGAACGCAAGTGATTTAGTATGATCTGTTTTATCGTTGGCATCAAATACTGTACTCATTTTACATATCTTCCTTTTTCATCTCTATTATGTTTCATTCTACCTTTATACCATCCTTCTGGTTGACTTTCCATATATTTTTCTTCTGTGCCATTATTATACCATTTTTTACCAAGAGAATGTTTAGAATGATTGTTTTTAACTTTTTCAATCATTGCATAACTGTTGTTGCCTATGTATGGAATTGGGTCAATGCCATTTTTATAAAATTTTAAGTAAAGATGTCTAGTAATTCCAGTTTCTTCTTTAAGTTCTTTATATCCCTTATACATTTTTCCATTATATTCTATTTCCAACATTTTTGCAAAACCTAAATTATTTTTCCATTCCTTGCTTTTTATTATACCTTTACGTGCCTTACTCATTTTTTGTTTAGCAGCATCGGTATGCTTGTATCCAAGATTATCTATTTTGACTCTTTCGGCGTGTTTGCGTCTTACCCATCCATAATTTTTATTATTCCTATTTGCCATCATATTTGCGGCATATAGTAATTTTATATTATCTGGATACATTTTTAATAACAATAAATGTGCTATATAATGTTCCTCTGCGGTTAGCGCCACAAGATTATCCTTTATATCAGTCCCGCCCATACATCTAGGAATGATATGGTGATTTTCAGTGTATGTTGTAAGAGAGCGATTTTTCGCTCTCTCTATCAAATTGTTATAAATGGAATAATAGTTCATACGAATCTCCGTCATACGTATTTATATTTATCCATCATACGTATTTATATTGTGCAGGACTCGCATGCGTCTTGATCTTCAAGCGTAGCAAAAATCACTTCCGATGGTTTTTGTTCAACAAACTTATTGACATCAATTTCACCTTGGCCATCAAAATTATTAAAATAATACAAGGTTTTGATACCATATTTGTAACATAACAACAAATGACCAATCATAACACTCATTGGAATCTTTTCATCCGCATAGAATGTTGGATTATATGAAGTATTAGTTGAAATACTCTGATCAATATACTTTTGTAGAACCGCAACTAATTTCAAATAACCTTCTGGTGATTTTTGATCCCATAGAAGTTCATACTTGTTCTTTAACTTACGGAACTCTGGAACAACTTGCTTCAACACACCATGCTTGCTTTGCTTGATAGAAATTAAGCTGCGTGGTGGCTCAATGCCATTTGTAGCATTTGCAACCTGTGCAGATGTTTCTGCTGGCATAAGTGCCATAAGAGTTGAATTGCGGATACCATGTTCACGAAGACTTGCACGAAGTGATGCCCAATCCATACGCTCCACATGTGGCACAAGTTCATCAACTTCACGCTTATATGTGTCAATAGGCAGAATGCCCGAACCATACTTTGTTTCATCGCTCTTTGGCGCAGCGCCACGTTCAATAGCAAGTTGGTTACTTGCCTTGATAAGATAATAAGACCATGCTTCTGCATACTCATCAACTAATGCAAGCGCACGTGGGTCACTATAACTCATGTCATTCTTTGCAAGGAAGTAAGCAAAGTTAATGATACCAACACCCAATGGACGACGATTCATTGTACTTAACTGTGCTGCAATGACTGGATAGTTCTGGTAGTCAAGTAGCGCATCAAGCCCACGAACAGCCAAATCGCACATCTTTTCAAAATCTTTTGGTTCTTTAACATTGCCCCAATTGATTGCGCTTAGAGTGCAAAGTGAGATTTCACCTTCTTCATCAAAGATATGATTTAGTGGCTTTGTTGGTAGTGCAATCTCGGCACACAGATTGCTTTGCTTGATTACAGCCTTGCTTTCAATAAATGCACCGTGCGTGTTGGCATGATCGACATTCATAAGATAGATGCGACCTGTATTCTTGCGCTCTTCCATGAATTGCGAGAACAAATCAATTGCTTTGTAGGTTTTCTTGCGAATCTTTGGATTCTTCTCTGCCTTCTCATACAGTTCCTTGAACTTATCTTGATCAGCAAAGAACGCATCATACAAACCTGGTACATCACTTGGCGAGAAGCAAGTAATATCTCCGCCGCTTAGCAGACGCTCATACATAAGTTTGTTAAACTGCACACCATAATCCATCTGGCGAATACGATTATCTTCGGTTCCCTTATTGTTCTTGAGAACCAATAAGTCTTCTACTTCATAATGCCATAGCGGATAATAAAGAGTAGCAGCACCGTTGCGAACGCCGCCCTGTGAGCATGATCTAACTGCTGCTTGGAACATCTTATAGAATGGAATTAAGCCTGTGTGAGAGGCATCGCCCTTGCGAATGGCACTACCAATAGCACGAATAGAACCCGCTCCAATACCGATGCCAGCCTTTTGTGAGACATACTTAACAATAGCACTGGATGTGGCATTAATGCTGTCTAAACTGTCGCCAGTTTCAATTAACACGCATGAAGAGAACTGACGCTGTGGTGTGCGAAGACCTGCCATGATCGGAGTTGGAAGAGAAATATCATGCTTTGAAATAGCATCATAATAATCACGAACATACTTTAGGCGAGTTTCTTGTGGATACTTGGCAAATAGGGTTGCGGCAATAAGAGCATAAGCAACCTGTGGCGTTTCCATAATTTCACCAGTAACACGATTCTGTACCAAATACTTGCCACGAAGTTGTTCCATAGCAACATAGGTAAGCGTCATATCACGCTCGTGTTCAACGAACTTATTAATGCTTGCCCATTCTTCTTCGGTATAATCGCTTAATAGATTAGAATCATAGAATCCACTTTCTACATTCTTCTTGATAATATCAATTAGCGGAAGTGGATGATAGTCATTATATACTTGCTTGCGAAGATGATAATTTACAAGACGACCTGCGACATATTGGTAGTTAGGCGCTTCTTCGCTAATAAGATCAGCAGCAGCCTTGATTAGGGTTTCTTGTAGTTCGCTGGTTTTAATGTTATTATAAAATTGGATTTGACTACGCAATTCTAATTCACTTGCACTTACGCCGCTTAGATTTTCAGTTGCCCAAAATACTACCTTGTGAAGTTTTTCAATATCCAATGGTTCCTTGCGACCATCACGCTTAATAACATTGATTGGCATTTTATTCTCTCTTTCAAATTTTTAAATTTTTATGTGTTACGATGTTTATGAGTTCTGCCGATTCGGGGACAGAGAGACTATTTACAACCTCGCCTATATTGTAATTAAGCGTATATAATCCGTCTTCACATCGCAATAAATTAAGGTATTCATGATTTTTTCTATCCTTGTAAATCTCTATTTTCATAGTATCACGAAATGGATAAGAAGTATAGTATAAAGTGTAAAACATGCCTAACGCACGTGCTATATCGCAATAATTACCTTCACTGACCAAGGTCCAAGGATCAGGCCAGTCTCTGCAATCATCGTATTCAAGATAATTTGGAATGATTGGGCATTTAGCCCAATCTTTTGCTATAATTTGCAAATGGTTGCTTGCAATATTGCGACGATATTCTCGCCATTGTAATATTCTATATGCAGAATTGCCACTGAACCAGTTATAGCATTTCAAGGTATCTGATAGCATAATTGAGGAGACCTGTTCCATTTCCATCTGATGTATAAGTTAAATCGGTTCCATTGAAACCAAATGTTACTCCAACATCCGAATTTTGAGTGCTATCATCATCTATACTATATACGCCACCACTTGTCAAGCTAAACTTAAATGTTCCACTGCGAACACCACCATTTCGACTAATAGTATAATCTACAAGCAGACCAGCAACTTGACTTGCAAAACTATCATAACCTGTTCCAAGTGCAACACCAGTTTGTCTTGCTGCAAGTGTTAGAGATTTACCATTATTATGCTGTATGCTTCCTAAACGCAGACCAACATTATAATTCCATTCAACTGTATTAACTGTTTCAATGACAATATTCATATCAGTTCTATCAAAAGTATCACCGACGCTAGCACAACCAATTGCTGTACTATCCCAATTAATTACATAAGTTGATGGGTTTGTTGGACCAGTTAAATGATCTCCTACGTCTCTATAATAATTGGCTAAACTTAAGAAATTTGAAGAATTTACAACATATACACCATTAGAATAAATTTGATCCATTACACTATTGCTTAGTGTAACGCCTTTTGAAGAATTACCAACAAAATAAATTCCATAATATAAATTATAAAATGTACAACTGTCGATTAATGAATTACTTGTATTTTGTGATGCTGGCAAATATACACCAGTATTAAATCCACTAAACAAGCAATCTACTAAATTAACATCAGTATTGTATATTAAACTGCGACCTAAAAGTTTTACCGCAGCCGTTGTATTTCCGCTAATAGAATCAGTTGAAGAAGTTACTGCTGCACTTTGTCCTTGAATACGAACATTGTCCAGTGTTACACGACTTGCAGTATCAATAATAATACCATCATTTAAACTCTTTAGTGTTAAATTGCTAATAGTAATATCAGTTGGCAAATTGGCACCGTTTAATCCAATTAAGTTTTGAATTTGTTGCAAGTTATCAGCAGTATACATTACCCACGTAACATAAGGATAAATGTATGGACTTACTGTTTGCGTTATTTGTGTATTATAACTACCTTCACCCATAATTCTTGCAAAACTTGGAACGTTTATGCTGCCACTAACAATATAATTACCAGCAGGAAAATAAAGAATTTTTCTTGCATTTAAACTACCACTGCGGCAATACAATTCATATAATGCACGATTAATTGCCTCAGTGTCATCAGTAACGCCATCTCCCATAGCACCAAAATCTTTTACACTTACAAAATCATCTAATTTCTTTTGTATGCTGCGAACAGTGATACTATTACCATAGGTGTAACTTTGTCCAGTCCATGTAGTTGCATCGTTGCTATAAGATACTTGCCCATTAGTACCAATGGCAGTATATTGTGCATTTAGATAAGCAATGGATGTTATAGTATAATTTAAACTTACAGATGTTCGTTTCCAATATTTAAATTGACCTGTGCTTTTGTACAAATAGCCATATTGACCAGCCATAATGTTTATTGTGCCGTTTGTAGTAATATCATAAATTGCGGGCGCTAATAAATTTGCTCCATAATAACCACTTAATGGAACAAATGTGCTTGAATCTAAACTACTACTATAAGTTAAACCAACATCACCAACAGCAAAGAAATATGTTCCATCATAATCTATGCTTTGTATATCTGCAAGTGTGCCTAGATTTCGTGTTAGCCAACTACTAGTAGTACCAGTAGAACTAACCGCAAATACGCCGTGATCACCGCCAACAACAAAATAACTTGTTTGCGCACCGCCAGGTGGTGTGAATGTTACATAGGATACACTATTCAGATCAGCCAATGACACAGGTGAGCCGCTTGGATTTACTGCGCTATTATTAATCGCAGTTGCCCAAGTAACATAGTTTGAACTGTTTGGACTGCTTATACCAATACCACTTGTTCCAACTGCAAGTGCCAAATATGAACTACCACCTAAGTTTGCTACTGTTACACTACGTAAATCAGCAGATGTTCCGCTGCTTGCAACTGTCCAAGTAGTTATATTAGGCGCAGTAACTACTGTTCCTGCTGCTCCCACTGTAATATATGTTGCAGGATTTGAACCTTTTGTAATAGAATACAAGTTATTTGTTGTATTACTTGTGCGTGATGTATAAGTTGTGCCATCAGTGCTGCTTAAAATTACACCACCGTCACCAACAACTATCCAATAGCTGCCATCATAATAAACATCATTGAGGCTCGTTGTAACACCACTAGTTCGTAAAGTCCAAGATGAATTTAACGCATTACTACTAGTATAAATTCCACCACTTCCAGTAAGAGCATGAAATGTACCAGTACCATTGTAATAAATCTTGGTAAAATTTTCAATACCACTTGCTACAGAGGACAAATAAACTAACGTGCCATTTGTATTCTTATAAACATCACCCCAACTTGTAATGGCATATGTATTAGCACCATTTGTTGTGCTTGAAACAAAAGTATCTATTAATGAACGACGCCAAGTTATTCCATCTGTACTGTAAAATGCTTTGTTATTTGCTTTTGTTGCAATGAACGCACTAGTAGATGTTGATGTATCGGTTATATATCGTAATCCAACGATATCATCAAAACCAGCGGTTACAGTAGTCCATCCACTATTTGAAGTTGGATCAGTAGCATAAATTATAGTTCCAGTTGAACCACCTGCAACAAACTTACCGTTACCATATGCGATTGCATTTAATGCAACACTTACACCAGTAGTAACTGGTCCTGTCCAATTAACACCGTTTGCACTCCAATATACACTGCCTTGAAGAGTAACAAGAACAAATTTACTATTACCATAAACAATAGCATTAATATTGGTGTATGAAACTGCGCCGCTAGATGACCAAACCGTACCGTTTGTACTAGAAATAACAACACCATTTGCACCAACAGCAACAAACGTACCATTACCATATACTACATCAAGCAAATCACTAGTTGTACCGCTTGTTGTACTAGTCCATGTTTTTCCATCAATACTTGTTAAAATGTTTCCTCTAGTACCAACTACAACATAAATGGTACCATTATATGCAATAGCATTATACTGCGCACGAGCATTTCCAGTTTGTGGATTATAACCTGCGTCACTATTTTTAAAACTATAGGTATTAGCTAAGTTTAAAATATCGCTATATTGAGTTAAAATTTCTGTATTACCAGCACTTGGCGCTCCATCGGTAACTAATCCGTTACCAATAAACAATTGGCGAGTATCAATACTATAACCAATTTCTGCTTTGCTTAATTGTGGTAGATTTTCGTATAAACCACTGCGGTGTGAAATACGAGAAATTTGAACGATTGCCATGCGGATATCCTGCTTTAAGGATATTTATGGTTTATCCGCATAGAACTCCCAAACTCTATCCCACCATACACTTGTCCAATGGTCAAACTCTTCACCTTTAATAATCCAACGCTGTGGCTCACAATCTTTGGAACACATTAAGATAACAATCTGTGAAATATCGGTACCAAACAACTGATTATGTGCGGCAGCATAGGCAGCACCTTGAATGAAATAGTCCGAAATCCATTCGGTTTTCTTTGGTTTATTAGTTTGCTTATAATCTACAATAGATGGTTTGCCATTATAAACACCTACAAGGTCAGTAGTACCAGCATAAAGTTGAGGATAGTATAGTGCAGTTTCCATGCCCCAATACTCTTGCATCTGACCTTTCATATATTCTTCAATGATAACAGTTGCCATCTTGGCGGCTTGTCCATGAACCATATTACCACCAGTTTTAAGATCACCAAACTCAAGCCAGTTTTCTAACTGCTTGTGCATTGAGGTTCCACGACCAGCAGCTTCTGTGGTAATTTCTTGCGCTTTTGCCACACCAACACGTTTGCGCCACTCATAAAGTGATTTTTTCTTTTCTTCACTTTTAGTCTTATCAAGGATAGTTGTAACACTTGCTACAATATCGCCTTCGGGCGTTTGATATCTACGACCTGCTTCTGTTTCTTTGCGTGTGATTTTTTTATAATCGTATAAAGGATTATGTGTTACCAGGATATTTGCCAAGATATATGTTGTCCATCTGTTGAGATTCGACTTATAGTATATCCTAGCTTTGTGAAGTTGTCAATAACTGTTTGCATTTGCCCACTAGCAAAATTATTAGATGTAATAGTCTGCCAAGTTGAATAATAATTGGCATCAAGGGTCATGGGTGTGCCAACAACAGTATTAGCACCGATTGATGTATATGTATTGCCATTAATTCTGACTGTTGTTTGGTTGTTATCAACCGCATTAATAATATTAATGTTTAACAATGCAAGTTCAGTCTCAACGACTACGCTGTCAATACTTGCAATTCTGGCATTAGTGGCTGTAAACATGTGTGGCGCTCCGTGATTATTTATTTCTTTTTACGACGACCAGCACAGTGAGCCTTTTGGCTAAAACCTTTAGGATGAGAACAATCTATACTGCGCTTGTATTTCTTGCTCCACTTTTCAGTCAGTTCCGCTTCTTTTACAATCTTCTTGTTCTTTTTTACTTTGTATTTCTTGCCATCAACTATAAAATACTCTAGATTATTTTTTCTGGCAGTGTTAAGCGCACCCAAAAAAGCATTGCCCTCTCCAAGACTTAATTCTTTATCGGTCTCAATAGTTTCGGCATCATATAATTTCTGAATTAAACCAGTGTTACGAAGTAGTTTGAACGCTAAATTTTCTACACCAAACTCGCCATTCTTTTCTAAACCACTTTGACGCATATCTTTAATACGTTTTTTAAGTCTTGCAATAGTTTGCGGATCGCCACTCTCAAGTGCCTGTTTAATTTCTTCTTCTAAGTGTTCAAACTTATGTTCAATATTAGTAACATCTGGCTTGGCAGTTATCTTTTTTGGAAACTGTACCCAGTTATCATTATACACACTATAAACACCATTAGAAATGTGTTTATCTTCACTGCCTTGAACATATACTTCAACAGCATGACCTAAAATTGTAATATCGTGTTGATCATTGAATATTACTTTTTTGGCTTGAAAAAGGTCTTTGAGATTAACTTTACAAGGTCCGCTACTGTTAGCAATAAGATGAAGGTCAATATCACTCTTGTTATTATAATTAAAACTAGCATTGCTACCACTTATTGTAATATCAGTAAGTTCTAGGTCTTCTACATTGATAAATTCAACAAATGCTTTTGCAATTTTAAAAAGTGCAAGACGAACTTGTGGTTTTAAATGATTGCCTTCCCATAAATCTGGGTTAAGTTTATCATGAAATGTAGTTAAGGTTTCTAAATCACCTATGCGCATTAAGTATTTATTAGAACTTGGCTGCGCTTTTTGCCATATTATCTACAGTGGCAGATTGCTTTTCAATGTCTGATTTATCAGGTTGTTTGCTGGCTACGCTTTCTTTTCCTAGCACAACATGCTGGTTGTTATAATCACTAATCATTTCACCAATACTAGGATTTGAATTAATTAATTCTTCAAGGTTTTCATAAGAAAAAGAATAGCCAGCATTATTCATTAATTTACTAATGTTGGCCATTGGAATTTGTACGCCTGGTTTAGTCTTACTCTCCAGATATTGTAAAATAGTCATAAAAACACCGGCTTGACTCTTTACAAAATCTGGAGCAACTTCAAGAAGTTTCATTATCTTAAACCACGTCCCATTTCTGCGGGTCCGCCTGTAGCACTATCAACTGCATTTAACTCAGGCTCATTATCATTTTCATCGCCAATAGGAGCATTCATATCAGGAGCAGGCTCGCCCATAGGAGCAGCACCCATATCAGGAGCAGGTTCGCCCATAGGAGCAGCACCATAGACACCACGGCTTGCATTATCAAGAGTATCACGTGCGCCATTAGCAGCATCAAGTAAGCTACCCAATACTTGCTTAGTTGTATCATTAAATGAGTTAGCTTGTTCCATACCAACTTCATCTTTCATAGCACTTACTAGTGCTGGTAGTTGTTCGTTCTGCATCTTGCTGATTTTTTCAACAATGTCTTGAACAGTATCTGCAAGGTCACGAGCAGCCATAGTAACACGTGCTTGCTCAATTTCACCTTCGGTTAGTGCTGGTGGCAACTCAATGCTTTCATTCTTTGCCATCTTAGTAGCAGTAGCATACATAACTTCTTCGCCACGCTTGCCATAACGTTTTTCAAAATCACCCTTCTTGCCTTTAAGTGACTTTGCATAATGCTCACGCTTCTTAAGTTCGCTCGGTGATAATTCACGCTCATTAAGATTTACTGTGCAATAATCAGTAATTGCTTGCATTTTTTCTGCTAATATTGCTCGACCTTGTGCCATTTCGTTTTTCCATGTTTCTAAAATCTTGCCTACCATAACAGCTTCCATATATTGTGGATTGCGTTCGGCATAGTGTGCCTGACTTGATGTCTTAATTGCACGAATCTTTGTGCCAATAGTTTTCAACATCTGATTAGCATCGCTTTCATTTATCTTAGCAAGATTAAGTTGCCATTTATAAACTTTGTCCAATTGCTGATTTAACTCTGCAGAAGATGTCTTTCCGAATTCTTTAACAAACATAGTGTTGTCCTTACATTTAATAGTATTTATTTAATAGAGACGGTTTTTTCTAAAAGGTCTATCTGTTGATGCAGTAAGTCTAATTCGCTATCTACTTTTGCAAGGCGATCTTGCGCAACTGCATTATGCGGGTTGTTTTTTAATCGCATGCGAAAGTGATTTTGATCTGCAAGGTATATATCTAATTGTTTGTCGATTGCTGTAGCAGAACTAATATCATTATATTTGTTCTTTGCAACAAGCGCAGCAGTAAGTATTGCAATACGGCGTTGGCGAAGTGTTGAAATTACCGTATTCTTATTAATTACGGTCCATTTATTATCATTTAATTTTACTTCAACGCCATTGACTACATATCCGCTCCCCACGGATTTTACAATCACTGCGCCCTTGTTAGGCAAGTGATCGTATTCTTCCGTGACGAATTTTTTGATTTTGTTGAGGGTTTTGCTTTCATTAATCATGCTATTAATTTAGCACAAAGCACAACCACTTGTCAATTAACTATGCGTTTTTGCCACATATAATATAAGTCCCAAAAGTGCCGTTAATAGTGAGCCAATAATGCCAATTCCTAAGCCAACGAGTTTTTTATAAGCCAAAGTTTCTTTTTCGATTAACATGTTTTTAATATCGCTGACTATGGATTCAACCTTTGCAAGTCTTAATTCCATAGTATCCATTTTATTATCCATTTGTTCATAACGCTCTGCACAGATATCGACATGCGCTTCTAAACTGGTTCGCTCAATTTCATATGGTTTCTTTGCCATAACAAACTCCGTGCATTGCAAATAATATTTATAATATCAATTATAATAATAAAAAGCAGATATTTTTATTTTCACCAGAAACAATGGTATATTTTTTAAGGTCTTCTACACTTTCTTCGAGACCAGTTATCATTGGTATAAAACCAATTTCATTTTCTAATGATTCTAAGTTATTTTTGAAGTTATCAGAATCAAAATCAAACAACCATACATTATGAAATCCTGTATAATTCTCACCAAATCCAATATCATCTATTTTTCGATATACTCTCGTAGGATATGCTTGAATTGTAGGAATAGATTTTAAACCAATAGCTTGAACTAATGTGTGCCAATTTTTTAATTGATTTTGAGCATAATAATCGCCATTTCTGGTAATATCAAAAAGTGTTAAACATCTAATCATGGTTTTACTTATTGTATATTATTTTAGGCAAAGAAAAAGGGCGGTTGCCCGCCCTTGAACTTTGTAATATATCTAGGATATATTAAGTGTAGCTTAGCTTGAAACCACGGTTAGCGAATACTGAACCGCTGCAATCAACTGCGTTGTTACCAGCAGCAGTTAGACTACGAACAGTTGCCTGAACAACACTTGCAATGCCAGCATCAGTTGATGCAAGACCTTGTGCGCCTTCAAGAAGAAGACTGATGTTACCACCAGATGATGCTTCAACCTGATATGCAAGAACAGTCACGTTTGACTCAATTGCGTTTAGGATTGCAGGAATTGCGTAGTTTACTGCGCTTTCACCACGAATATCTTGTGCTGTGCCGCTAGTGTTAGCGATATAACCTGCAAGTGCTACAGGGAACTTTCCGATAAAGCTAGCACCGATTGCTGTTGAGATAAAACCCTTACCATCACCAACTACACCAGCATTACCATTTGTACGATAAAAATCTGCCATTTTAATTCTCCAAAATTTGCGTTTATTATTACGCTAATAGTATTTATGTTTGAGTTAAAAATTAAGGCGTATATAGTAGATTAACGGCTTTCGTCTATCTTTCGCAATCCACGAATAAATTTAGCAGGTTCTTGCGCACGAATACTATTTAAAAGTCGGCGTTCAAGTTCATCTGCTTCTGGAGTATCATAAGTTTCACGTATTTGATTAATTAGATTGATAGCACTATTAATAATATGGTTAGCACGGCTTTCTAATACTAATCCAGTATTTTTACCAACACTTAAAGTGCTTAGTTCATCTAATATAGAACGTGATTGTTTGCGCAAAATCTACTACTCCGCTATTATTTATTGGAAATTATGCTTGTGGAACTTTTCCGCACATTTTTACACATGTTGTAAGAGCACCATCTTCGTAGCTATCACGAGTCCAAGCACTTTCAACTTTACTAAACCAACGCATGCATGTTTCTAAATCATATTCGTGCAAACTATACTGTGACACCAATGGTTTAATTTGTTGATTTAGTTTTCCATTCCAACCTTTATCATATTTTTCTGGATTAAAACCCATAAAGCAGCATGGATATACTTTGCCATCTGATGCAATGTATATCGATTTTTGATTCTTAGAAAAACAAGAATATGTTGTACCAGGTACATGTGGCGAGATAAAAAATTCTTTATTCCGATTACTTTTGTCAGCAATAATATTTTCAATTACTGTATCGCCAGCCCAATCGCCCATGATGTGGGATAATTTTCCATCACGATCAAATACTGGACCAACGCATCTACCATCATCTATTAATAAAAAATTAGCAAAACCTAAGTTTTTAGAAAGTTCTCTGCATTGTTCTATTTGGTGTGAATTATGGTCAAATTTTATCATTTTCCATATAGCATGCCCACCATTATCCATAAATGTTTTTGCATTTTGCAAAATTTTATTATAATCAGTATCTTGACGATAAAGATGGTGAGTGTCTTCAAGACCATCTAAACAAAATTGAACTTCTGTATAACTAAACTGTGCCAAGTCTGCCCAAAATGCTGCATTTCTTGCGCTACCATTTGTGCTTATTTCTATTCTTAATTTTTCATTGTGCGATTTAAAATATTGAATAATATCCAATGATTCTAAATTTGAAGTAAAATCACCAAGATTTCCATTGACCAATATATGTTTTAATTGTGAAATAAACTGCGGACTAAAAGATTTTTTAACAAGTTCTAACGAAAGATTTGTTTCTTCGTATCCACTATTAAATGGATAGCCAAATAAATTACGCGGACACTGCGGACAACGAGCATTGCACAGCGAACTAAATTCCATGTGTAAATGGACTACATCTTGTATTGAAATCATGATAGTATTTAAGTTTTCTTTATGTTAGCTAACATTTGTTTTAACTTAGTACTATTGACATCTGAAACTATTTTGCCACGTTCTTCTGGCTCTGCTGCTGGTATCACAGTACTCTTATTTTTTACACCGTCAAATATACTGCTAACTGGCTTCTTAAATGTCATGCCTTCACCATCATCTGGCAAGTCACGGATACGCAAACTATCAACATCAAACTCAAGTTCAACCTTTTGCCCAACACCACTAGATGAACGAGTTTTCATAATCTGTAACTGATATTTGCCATGCTCACGCATACTGCGAGAGGTAAAGATACCAAATAGATTATCAGCAGTGTTAATCTTAGAAATACCACCACTAATGTGACTATGGTCAAACTCTACTTCTTCAACACTCGCACGATTCAACTGTGATGCGGTGACCAATAAAATTTGCATTTCCTTGGCAAAGTTACGAATTTCTTCGGAGACATATTTGTCCTTAACGAACAAATCACTTGGACTAACCTTGGCACTAACAGGCATGAGCAAGTCAAGATAATCGATCATAATAAAATCAACCTTACGACCAGTACGAATTTGAAGTTCCTTTACATAAGAACGAACATCGTTGATATTGCTTTGGGCTGGTAGATACTTAATCTGTAATCTACCACTCTTCTTGCCCATCATGACAACCTTCATATCAACATTATCAATGTCTTTGAAGATATCCTTGCTGGCAATATTGGTTACCATACTATCGATACGCATAGAGGTAAGTTCTTCGCTCAATTCAAGCGTAACATATACACCATTGAGACCAAGTTGCATCCAATTAACTGCAATGTTCTGCATGAACAGTGACTTACCGCTACCTGAACCGCCAGCAAAGATGTTAAGTTCTCCCTTGTTGAACCCACCAAATAATTTCTGATCAAGTGCATTCCACCCCGTCGAAACCTGACCATTGTTATCTTTGATTTTCATCAAACGTGCTTTAGGATCAGCAAAGTAATCGGTACCAAGGTCTTTGGTTAGACTGATTTGAACAGCGTCTTTAATAAGTTTTTCAACTGGACCAAAATCACCTTTCTCTAGCAAATCTGCGGCGGCAAGAATGGCTCGTTCAAGTTCTTTCTGCTTAGTAAAGTCTTCAAACTCTTCCAAAAACCAAGAGGTATGATCATCAGTCATACCAGGAACTTGGGCAAAGGTGTTATTGGTAGCAGCATTAATCTGCTCAACAATAGGCATAACAGTATGCTTTTCACAGTGTTCCTTGATGAACTCTGCTGCACCTTTTAAACTACGGTCAAAATTATTTGGGTTAAAGATGTTTTGGACACGCACATAACTTTGCGGGTCACTTAACATCATTTCAACGAATAACTTCTGTATTGCGCTATCATATGTTTTTGCCATTAGGTAATTATATCTTTAATTTAATCAATTGTCACTATTATTGTTGATCCACAATTTAAATAAAGATGCAAAATCTATGTGTGCCATTTCTGCATAATGTCCTTTTTCAAATTTTTCATAGTTATGCTTGCTTGCCCATTGATTAAATCCTAAATTTTCTGGTAGAAAAAATTTATTTTTGTCAATTTTAGAATAGAAGATATCCGTATCACTGTTAATACTGTTAATATTTTTTCTAATAGTTTCATATTCTGAAAAATAATCAATCGTGCTTGTAAAATAAAACTTTTTGTTCATTAATTTTAAGTATTGTTGAGTCAATAATATATTTTTAAAATATTCATTAAACAATATCTTTTTCTCAAATACTAAAGTTTCATAGACATTTTGTAAATTTTTTAATTTTGATTTGTCTTTGAATTTTTGTGAAACTAGTTTGTATATTTTAAAATCTTGATCATAAAGATTAATACCACTTGGAGAAAAATTTACAGGAAAATTATTTTTATAAAAAGTTATTCTTTCTAAAAATGACCACATAACAACAACTAAATCAATGTCTGTTAAATCAGAAGACAAAATTTTAGTCATTATTTGACCACAACCTGCTCCAGATATTCCGTAATTAAATATGGTAGCATCTTTATATAAATGATTTGTCCAAGTATGATTGCTTGGTTGAACAATGTTGTACAGCGATGCATCTGGAAATTCATCGCCAAACGTACAAGAACATCCAAATGTTGCTATTTTTAAAACCATTTCTTAGATACCAATTGAATTTTAAGTTTGTTAGTTTGCACACTATCTAAAATACTGCGCATCGTGAACAATGTGCCGTATTTTGCAACAGCATCTGCCGTATCTTTAATACCCATTTCCCAATCAGGAAATGCTACGCCCCAACCATACTTTAGCGCAGCCTCTACCATTGCTCCACCAGCCTTGTCACGGTCAGGGACAACAATGATATCACGGTCAAGTGTTTCAATAACTTGAGCCTGACCATCATTGATTTCATTTGAACAAATTGCAAGCGCACCAATGGCAACGGCGTCTAACAATCCTTCTACAACAATACAAAACTTTGCATCTTTAGGCTGTTTATCATATCCCCATATCATATTGCTTGGATAGTTAGAGAAGTATTTTATCTTCTTCTTGCCATCCTCAAACAGCCGACCACTAAAACCCATTGGTCTCTTTTTCCAAGTAAATGGAACAAGCACACGGTTTCTCAATGATGCGTCATCGGTCCAATAAAACTCAGACAACTTATCACCAAACCCTCTAGCATCAAGATAATGAATAGCAGCTTCAAGAGAATTATAATCGTCTTCATTGATATATCCATCATTAAGCCAACTAGTAACAGGACGACCGGGACATGGGTCACGAGGTTCATAAGTTGGCAACTCACGAGGTTCAACCTTTGGAGCATCAGGTGTAGATTGTGCCAATGCAAATAAACTAAGACGAGAAATAGTATCATCGCCCATGCCAAGCCATGACATCCAACGACGCATCTTATATGATAAACGATTACCAGGTTGCCAAGAGGCAGTATAATGACAGTTAAAACAGTGTGCAGTGATACCACCCTCTGGTGATGGCATAATACCACCACGCCCACGAGTATCTACTGCATGACCATTATTATGGCAGCAAACAGCATTGAAACTTATCCAACCGCTAGGCGTGGATTTGCGCTTCCATGGCAGATGCTGCATGATTTGGTCAGTAATTTCCATAACATTAATATAACAGATTTATAACAAAAGTCAAGGACGATATGCGATATAATTTACCGTGCCACTAGTTTGTGTAACCTTAAAACGAACAGCGCCAAACTTACCTTGAAAATTATAATATCGATTGCCAGTTGAATTACTGAATACAGCCGTATTTACAGTTACCCAATTGTTTGCATTACTAACACTTATTGAATCTTGGCTTGCTTGAATATCAATATTGCCAGTAAAGCTATTTGTATTATATTGAACTGTTTGATAAACAGCACGTGATTTTACACGATCTGCTGTAACGGTTGTACTTGTATAGGCAACATTAGTATAGTTAGTACTAACATCATTTGTATAAACAGGAATAGAAAGATTGGCACTTGGAACAAATGCAGGATATACGCTGTCAAGTAATCTTGCTTGACCTTGTGCATTATAATTATCATCACTGAATGCAATTTGTTGTTCGCCTTCTGGACTAGTAATTACTATACTATAATTATATAATCCTGCCGAAATATCATTTAGCAATGTTCCTTCAACCAATGTAGTAGCGGTGCCAGTATCGGTATAAACCATCTGCAGCACTCTACTAAAAACTAATTCTTTTGTTGTCGGATCAATTAGGTTAAATAAAACCGAACTGTCAAGTAGGCTAACAGGTTTCTGATCTTGGTTTTTAATCAAAAACTGAAATCTATTATCTACGCCTTTGTAGATTTGTAATGGTTTTGCATACACTAACTGATTCTCCGTGTGAGGTGTGAAATCACTGTTCTTTACAATATCAATAATTTGCGTATATAAATAACCTATAATTGGCTGCACAGAATGGACTCCTACAATATTTATTATGATTTCAATTGAACAAATGCTTGAAAAATATCCTTTCCTAAGTTATATAAAATACACGCATAGTGACTACATAGGTATTATACAAAATCATGATACTGATATAGTTTCAATCTATGCATTTAATAAACTTCGAACTGAAAAAGATAAACTTGGGTTTCTAGAAGCAGCAGAAATATGGTGGTGGGAAAGCAATCGTCTTATACCAATCAACATATTTTTAAAAGAAACATGGAATCCATACCGTTACAGCACAGTAACGCTAACGTGCAAAGACATAGTTGAACAACAAGGTCATATTGTTTCAATTGCTAAACTTGCAGAACGTCGCACAAAACGCCGTGTATTGCAGTTAGTTAAGCGTCTCTCCTAATAGATTCATATGTACCATTACTAATTGGGCATATGACACCGCATGTGCTTTCTTGAAGTAATATCCTTCATGCGGTTTAATCCAAATTTCTTCTGCAATTTCCTTCCATCGTTTGCCAATAAGATATCGCTTACTTGGGCGAATCAATGCCAATACCATTGCTAGTTTCTCTAGCGTATCGGGAAAATGCTTTTGCACTGTATCAAAATGATTGTTGAGATGCATCAACTTATCAACAAACTCTTTATCTTTAAGCAAATTCCAATCAGGTTCTTTTGCTACTAACTCATCAAGATGCTCATTGCTCTTGACTAAATTATAGATATGCACATTCAACATATCTAATTTCATATAGCCAAGTTCTTCGGCTTCATTATAATCAATATTAGATAATCCTGTTATCGGATTATAAGGAACGGGATTGACATAGACTCCAGTGTTGTGCTTGACAACAACACCATCACGAGTAATGCTCGCAGGAATATGCTTGATAAGTTTCAAGATATCCTCACGGTTTCCAAAGTCTATGTCAATATCCATTTATGCCCATCTCATCAAGAATAACATTCGGTCTTCTTCATCAGCAAATACCAATACCATACCAGTTTGCCAACTTTTATTTCCCCACTTTTCCCATGCAGGCGATACTTCTTTTAAATTAGCATTTACCCATGCTCGAATTTCATTTTCATTTGCTTGCCAAAACTTAACATCAGAAATAACTAACATGCTAAGTCCTTCGCTGCCATTAATGCCAGGTATTGGAGAAGGAACAACAAATCTTTGCTTTTCTTTAGTCATTAGAAATTTGCTTGCGCCAATATATGCTTGGTTAATTCTGCATCAGCAGTATAATCATGCAACTTACGTTGCCAAAACTCAGGATCAATCCATGGCATTAGCAGTGTAACTTGTTCTTCACTTAGCGTTTCAAATTTAGCAATACCATTATCACAGCAATAGATTGCCCAACAACTAACACGACCATTTAAAACATGTTGCACAAAACGATTAGAACTTACCTCAGTAAAGTATGTAGTAATATCATTACCAGTTTCTTCACTCCATTCTTGCATGGTTATGATTGAACGTTCTAGTGCATCACTTGAACTTTCACTGCGCAACAATCCATATAGATATTCTTCATATACCTTATCCTTGCACCAGTTATCAATCTTGATTTGTTTCTTTAACACATAATCCATAAACTGATTAACATTGATTGCACTAATTGCTACACAGTGTCGCCCAAACTTTACAAATGCATTGTAAAAGTTGTTATTACAAAAGTCTGCATAAGTCTTTAACTTAGCAGAGCCTTGCGTAAGTTCATAAAACCGCAACCAAGTTTTGAAACCAATAATAACGCCCTTCTCACCTTGCTGCAAGTCACGACGCTTTGGCTCACATTGATGAACTGCCAATGTGCTTTCGCGCACAAACCCTTGACCACAATATTTGCATTTGTGCTCGCCTGGTTTCATATCACGCCTTGCTTCTTCTGCAATCTTTTGCAATTCACTCATGACCATACTATAGCACACCAGTTATTCATTTACAATATCATTAATAATCTGAGATGCCTCATCACGAGAAATGATATCAAGTTCTGTCCAATAATTTATAAGTTGCTGTTTAACTGAATCATTCATTTCTTTAATACTTCTGTAATGAATTGCTGATACCATTATATCAAACTTATTAGTATAGGTAACATTTAAGAAATCTTTCAATGTCATACTGTCATCAAGAAAATGTAGGTTTGAATCCCATAAACCAGTGCTAAAAGGATTAGTGAAATAATAATATTCTTCTAAACTACCATATTTTGATATAATATATGCTTGCATTAAATAAAATTCATTTGTACTTGCTGGCACAAAATTACCAAAAAAATTATCAAGTGCTAAGTTAAAATTCTGCACAAGTACTGATTCTAATTCTTCAAGAGTTTGTTTCTTAATTAAAAACGGTGTATTAATAGACATTGTTGGAGTATCAACTGATACACTGAATAAATCAAATGCATATTTTTTAATAGGATATTCTGGTAACGTGTCTTGGGTTATTGTGTGACTATAGCAAGCATGAAATTTATTATCTATTACAAAATCTGCGCTCGTGATGTTACGTATAAAGAAATTTTTTGAATCAAGTATTATAATATTTTCAGCAGTACATACTTGATGTGCAGATAATTTCAAAACTTGTTGTCGCACATATCCATCTATCAACCTGCCATTATATAAATCTTTATAGTTGTAAAATTTTATCCGATCATTAAACATACCAAAATTTAATACTAGTAGTTGCGCATCACAATTATTAACAATATGAATATTTGTTATTGGTAAGTTCTGACAAAATTTACCAATACTATTGGCAAATATTTTTAATAGTGGATAGTCATTTTCGTATGCTACGACGAATAAATCAAACATGATTTTTCACATCATTTATTATTTTAGTTGCTTCATCGCCATAACATAGTTCTAGTTCAATCCAAAAATTTTTTAATTCAGATAATAGTTCCTCAGACATTATTCTAATAGACCTATAATGCACACTACTGCAAAAAATTCCACCAACCCAATCTAAAAATGCGGCTTGCATTAAACTTTTTCTAATTTTAACTTCTGTATGTGGAATATAAGTCCAATGAAAATCTTCCCAATGTTCAACATCTACTGGCCATATTCCAGTGCAATAATTTCCTTGCTGCGGAGTATCATCTGTAAAAAAGAAATATTCTTTAAAATCACTATATTTTTTTAATATGAAAGATTGGATTAACATAAACTCATTTGTTTTATTTGGAGCATCGTATCCAATAATATCTTGTGGCAAAAGATTAAAATTTTCTTTAATGTAATCTACACATTCTATTAGAGTTTGTCGTTTAATAAAAAATGGTGTTCGCAACATAATTTGCTGACTATTGGGCGGAAGTTCAAATAATTTGTGCGTGAATATTTTATTTTCTAACCAAAATTCTGGAGCAATATCATATACTGCTCGTAATTTTCCTTCACTATTCATTACTTCTTCTAATCTGACAGGATTAATAAAAAAATTCTTAGCATCAAGAATCATTATATTTTCACTGTGACATAATTTATAAGCATATAATTTTAAAATTTGCTGAACATTATATCCATTTACCCATGGACCATCATATATTTCACTGAAATCATGTATGCTTATGCGTTCATTAAATGAACCAAAATACAATCTCATGCTATTAATTGCATCAGACATATTATTATTTTGATTATTGCTTACAATTACAATTTGGTTGAGCGGAAATTTATTGCAAAATTTATTAATGCTTCTTCCAAGAACTTTTAGCAGAGGAAAATCATCTTTGCATACAACAACAAATATATCAAACATGCAATATTTATTTTGTTATTTCATGCAATACTTTGGCATTATTCAGTGCATCTATAACACTTAGATTGTTGCTTTTGAACACTGGACCCCATTCTTTCCAGAACGTAACCAATTCCATCATTTCCATAGAAAACCTAATATCAATATTTTGACCGCCGTGTGTTTCTTGGATGTTGATATAACCAACATCGCCAGCATTTGTAAAAGCGCCTTTAATTGTCATTTCATTGCATCCTTGATTTCTTTATCGTTCCAACCCAATTCTACCAACATTGCCTTAAACTCGACATCAGGAATACTTGCCGCCATTAACTCACAGTCGTCAAGTTTATATTCTGGATAAAGTTTTGCAATAATATCTGCACGTTTATTCTTTGACTTACGTGCGCTAAACGCCATCCACTCATGACGATGCTTGCCCATGTTGGGGCTTACAGTGGTCAGCAACAACCATTGTAGTTTAGGATGCTTACCAAGATCAAAGAACCGTTTATTAACACGCTCGTTCATTGCTTGCAGATAATATTGCTGCAACATAGGCTCACCGCCTACCGCACTGCCCCAACGCAACATAAGATAGGTAGAGAACTTCTTGCGTTCTTCATCCGTCAATTCATCATAGAACTCACGATTGCGCAAATCAAGCTGTGCCATCTCATAGCCAATGTCAAGTTTATTAACCAAGGATTACTCCTCTCCATTTACCTTTTTCAGTTGGTGAAACCAGAGATGCTGTCATCATCTTGCTTTATTTCTTCACTTAACTGATACATCACATGCAATTCATCAGCAAGTTCTTTTAGCGTAGGATTGTTTTCAGTTGCACGAAGAATTGCCATCCACCTGGCAGTTCCAATGTTGTTTTCATATGTGCTCATGCTACTACTCTGTGTCGTTGCGTTTCCCATAATATTATCCTATCATATAATGTTCTGGATGTCAATAGTCTCACTTGCACGAGAAATTTCTTTAACAAAGTATGCACATACTGGCTTTGGTCCATCACTTAATGGCACACATAATAGCTGTCCATTTTTTAATTTAGGAAAATACCAACGCACATCTTGATATACATCTTCAATTTCAATATTCATAAATGCTGCACGAAATGAACTAATTGGATTAAATGTAAATGCTTGGAATCCACGATCATTAAGTTTTGTAAGTGGTAAGGCTTCTAAATCGCCAATCTCTGCTTCGCCAATAAGAATACGCCAATTATATGGCATCATAATTCTGTGTTTGCCAATCTTTAACACAAGTGCAGGATCATTAAAGCTTTCTAAGAAAACCAATGGCAAGAAATAATAATCTGCTTCACTTGGATTTGAATTATCCAATACACAGAATCGTAAATCATCTACCTGTTCTGGCAAGTTATTCATTTCAAAGACAGTGTTATCTACTGTTAGTATTCTCATATTAAATTTCTACCTTTTAAGTTATCTAAAATAAATGTGTTAATCACATTTGATAATTGTTCGCACTCTAATGGATGTGCAGCTAAATGCCATTTACCATTATAGTAATCTATGTCACGAATAGGAACTCCGCAATCATGTGTATGTTGATTCATATAAAAATCAAATAATCTATAAAATCCACTATCACTCGCTATATCAGCCATCACAGGAAAATTATGTTCTTTAAAATGAGAAAAATCTCCAGCGGCTTGGTTCCAAATCAAATAATCATGTCCGTTATTTTTTAACCAACCAGCAGTCATAGCAATTTGTTGTAGGCTTTTTTCAATAAACAGCGCACTATGATTTAACGTATTATAAAGATAATCTTTAAATAAATTTAGCAATCTATCATCTTCGGCATTTTTTTGAGATTTATTAAAATTGTGCTTGTCATCATCACCAACTATATGATCATAATTTAGTGTAGCCCACATACTTTTTCTTGTTATAGGATCGCTATAGGGAACATCTAATCGACTTGGGAATGATAATCCCCATATGATTAAACATTTTGGAAGTTTTGCAATTTTATTATAGATGTGATTTATAACATATTCATGCGCACTGCCACTGCGATATAACATAACAGGTTCTGCACCAAGCTGCTTACACAATTCTAAATGACCATTAGAATCAATGTAGCAACGCATATAACTATCACCGCAGAATACTACATGACTATAACTCATTTATAGATACTCTTTTCTTGTGTAAATGGATAATTGGCTTCTTTATAAAACTGTTTGCGTTTTGTTAAATGTCGTTTGGCAAACTTACAATCGGCAGTTAAATCCCAGATTTGAACAAAGTCTTTATCTTCTGCCTTACGAATGCCACGACCGATAGACTGAATGACACGAACGAATGACTTGCCAGGTTCAATAAGAACAAGGTTAAAAATACGAGGAACATTAATACCAACTG